AATTATCTATTTTAGTTGCTTGATCTGTTCCTCTAACAGGAATATAAAAATCTTCAAGCAAGTTTTGCATGTTGTATTTTAAATTGTAATCACCTGTTTCTTGATCAATGTATGGAGTACGTTTCATCTTTGAAATCGTTTTCTGCATAAAGTTTTCTACCTCAGCAGGTGCAATATTTCCTACATTAATATAAAATATACGTTTTTCTGGTGCTCTAACAATTCTATGGATTAGCATTGCATCCTCCATCATAGTGTATTGTTTAAATAATTTACGTCCTGGTTCTAAGTAAGATCTACCATAAGGTAAAAAGTTAGTATCCGTTAATAAACGGAAGTGAGCCATTTCATAATTATCAAAATAAATAGCAGTTGCTTGATTTGCAGAGTTTGGAACATTGTAAAATCCATAACTTGAGGCAGCTGTAATTCCTTCTGGGTCAAATTTAAATCTTATAGATGCAGGGTGGTCTTTATCGTATCCATCTTGTCTTTCAATGTGGAATGCATTGTATGGGATAACATTATATACACCAAATTTTTCTGCTATTTCTAATTTTAAAAAGAAATCTCCATATTTCAACATATTTCTAACCCATGGCCATAGATTAAATTCTATATTTAATACATCGTAAAATAAATTGTACAGTATTTTTTGTACATCTTCATCAGAACTACGTATTTGAAGTACTTCTCCCATATCATTACGTAATGTACTTTCATCAGCAATTATATCTAAAGCAGAGGCGACAATAGCATCTGTATCCATTGAATCATATTCAGAATAAAGCGTAGGGCGTATTGATTGATAGTTGAAACTACTTTGGTATCCATAAATTGAGGTGTTTGTGTTTGTAAATATTCTAGAAAATCGGTCTACTAGGGAATTTGTTTCATATTCTCCTGAAACTTGTATTTTGTTAATGTCAAATACTTTTAGTTTATTATCTCCTTCATTTCGGATAATAACATCAGTTGAAAATAAACGTTGTAATCTTTTAAATAAGCCTGTGTCTGCCATGATTTGTTTTTAAAGTAACCAAGAAATATCTTCTTGTTCGTTTGAATAAGGGTTATCAATATTAAATGGATTGTTATTGTATTTGTCTGCATATGCTGCTCCAGAAGAATATCCACCCGAATATTTAGAGGAATTAGTTGATATAGCGTTAAGCATACTTCTAGTCATATCCATATTTGACTGTCTAAATTTAAATGAGGTATCACGTAAATAACAACCTATAGCAAACGCCATCATTAAGTCATCATTATAGCCTGATTGGGCTTCTGCTCTACCATTTCTCCATATAAATACTTTCATTTCCTCTAGTAATCGATTAGAGTAAAAAGTAACTCCTTTGTCTTGTATTGCTTCTTGAAATTTACCAATAGCAATAGGTCGAGTATTTGTAGTCATAGAAAATCCAGGTGTCATTCTACTTGTATCCATATATGGATCAAAATAAGAATCTGTACTCATATTTCCACCTTTAGGTGAATAGTAGAAATTTTGGTAACCTCTATCTAAAATAGTTTGAATAGTAGACCATCCTATATTAGAATTTTCTACTGAAAGTAAAGCATTATTATATTCTGTAGCCATGCCTACTAGCATATGGCCATATTCTTTTGTGCCAATTTGTCCCCTATATTCCCCTACTTGAGTAAATGTTTCTACATCAAAGATGTGAAATGCAGAATAATCTTTTCCATCTCCTCGGGCTACATCAGCCGCAATTAAATAATTTTTTGAATAATCTGCAGGTTCCCAAATCCATAGATTTTGGTCTACTCCTCGTTTTTCTAATGGATCTTTTATAAATGTTTTTTCGTAAAATGTTATATCGTCAGGATAAAATACAGTATCTCCAGATGTAGAAAAGTCACAATCACATTCCTGTGCTGCCATTCTAATTCCTAAGTCAGAATCTTGTCTATCTCTCCATACTTGATCTCGTTCAGGGTGAACTTGCCAAGGTAATCTAATTGGTAAAAAACTGTTTTCTGCCATTTCTGCAGCAACCCATGTTTGATGAAACCAATTACCGGTACCATAAGGGGTAGATAAAGCAATACACCCACCACCTGTAGCTAATGTTTGCTGTGCTGAGGCCCATATTTCTCCAATATTGTTAATGAATGCTGCCTCATCTATAATTAGCAAAGAAACGGCTTCTGAACGGCCTGCATCACTGGATGCTGCTGTTGCTTTAATTTGAGATCCGTTTTTTAAGCGTAATGTTAATTTATTGTCTTCGGTAGGTTTATCTTTTTCTTTAAGCCAAGAAGGTAAACTTTCATACATGAACCTTACTTTGGTAACCATGTTTTTAGCTGTTTCTTGCTTTGTAGCAATACAAAGTATATTTTTATCTTGATGAAAAATCATCATCCATAAAGAATAACCAGCACATAAAGTTGAAATTCCTAGTTGTCTAGATTTCAAAACCATTGAGTAAGGATTTTCTTGAAATAAAGTTAATACTTTTTCTTGAAATTGGTAAAGATTAAATTGAATTCTACCACGTTTTGGATGTTGAATATAGCAATACTTTTTCATAAAATATGCCGGAGATGTTGCACATCTTACATATTCTTCTCTTATCGCTTTTTTTAGATCTTCAGCCATTACTTAATTAATGTCAATGTAATAATAGTAAGTATGGAAGCCACGAATCCCCCACCAAGGTATTTAAGTCCTGTTTTTAAACGATTATTTTTCTTAGTTAATTTAGTAACATCTTTTTCAAGACCCGTTATTATCTCATCTTTTTTAGTAGAAATTTTATCGTAATTGTTTATTTGACTAATATAATTTTGTTCTTTAACTATGTAAAGTGTAATAGTACTATCTTGAGTACTAATTTTTTTGTTTAATTGCCAAACTAATTTATGGGTGATTTTTAATTCTGTTATAGCTGAATCTCCCCTAACTAAGTCAATTGCTATTTGTTTTGCTTTACTATATGGAAAGCAAATTTTACTTGTATCTTTCTGTGAAAAACTCGTTAAGCTCAGAAGGAGAAGAACTATTGATATTTTTAATTTTGTTAGCATAATATGTGCGTGTTTGTGTTAGCTCTTTTTCTGTAATTTTAATTTCTTTATTTAATGAATCTGTAATTAATATTTGTTTATCTATATCTTTATTTAATTCAAGTTGTGATTTTTTTAATTTACTAATTTCAACTTGTAAACTGTCTATTTCCTTTTTTTCTTTATCATATGTGTTGACAAATGTTGGAGTAACATTACATTTAAGTAAAAATATTGTTAACAACAAAAGTATCCCACCTATGATAAGATGGGATAACTTTATTTGAAATATTTTATCTTTCATTAAATTTTAACATCTCTACCAGCAACACGTTTTAACTGGTCTAATAATGTTTTTGAGAGTTTATATTCGTTTTTAGCTTTATTAATAAAAGCATCAACTTTATCTTTATCATCTTTATATTTTTCAACTAAACCTAAAATTCTATTAAATGTTTCTTCTTTACCTGTAGCTAAATTACCTAATTTTTTTGCTGTTGAATCACTACCTATATTTTGTGTTGCTTCTTTATCATTATCTGCATCTGAAGCATCTACTGAATCAAATCCGTCATCTCCCTTTGTAAGAGTAGCTGTTTTTTCTGCTTTTAGTTCACTTGCTGGTCTTCCTTTTTTACCTGTAGAAGTTGGTTTTTCTGCTTTTGGTTTAGTTGGTCCTTTTGGTCCTTTTTTAGATTCAAATCCTAATGCTCTTAAAATGGCTTTATTAGTTTGGTTATCTTGTAATTGTTTTCCAGTATATCCTCCAGGTTCACTAGATTCAATATCTTTTTGTTTTTCAAGAGCTGCTGTTACTTCTGGGGTTTGATTCTTTTGGGAAATAAAAGCACGGATATCTTTTAGTAATACTTTAAGTGTATCTTTATCCATTTTAGCTACTTCAGCTTTAGTTATACCTTTATCAGATAATACTCTATTAGTAATTTTTTCAGTAGCTGCTTCTAATGTATCTTCTTCACCGTATTTTGCTGCTACTTTTTTATCTAATTGTCCACCAAAATCAGGTTCTTCATTTAAAGCATCTTCTTCAAGTTCTATTTCTACATCAAATCCTTTATCAGTATATTGTTCAATAGAGTTTTGGGGTGTTCCTTTAGGTAGTTTAATATTTCCCTTTTCTATTTCATTTAAAGCACCAGCTATTTCTTCACGTATAATTTCAAGTAATCGAGTATGTTTCATATTGTATTTTATTAATAATTGTTTGAATCTTCTCTATTTTGAGCATACGCCTCTACTAGGTCTGTAATTTTGTCAAAAAGATCTTCTTTTTTAGGATGTTCTGCTATCATTGTGTCGATTTCGTTAGCTAATATTTTAATTTTTTTATTTGCACTACTATAATAACCTGCTAAAGTATTTTCTTTTAAAAGTTTATTTTCAGCTAAGTAATTTTTTAAATCAAAATTATCCATATTGTATTTTATTAATAAATATTAAAGGGACATTACTTGTTTAATTTTTTGTATTCTTTCCTCGGTAGTACCTGATAATTCAGCATATCCTGTAATAGTATTAAATTTAAATTTATGTTGTTCTAGTAAGTTTTTAATTGTTTTATCAAGTTCCATTCTATATTCAGAATCTACTACACGAACGCCATTATCCTCTAATTCTACACCTTCAGGTGAAACATAAAATATATAATCATAATCTCGTATTAATTCAGATACAGCTTTATTTAAATCAGCAGATATAAAAAATGGAATTGTAATTGATAAATGACTAAATGCCATAACATCAATTACTGTACGATCTGTTATCATATTTTCATGAAGTAATTCACTAGCTCGTTCAGCTAAAAATATAAGTTGACCTTTTAATGTTGAATCTGTGTTTAAAGGAATACCTAAATCACGTAAATATTTTGAACGTTCTGTTGCAAAATGATAATCTGCAAACTCTGGTAATTCTTTTAAAGCATTAACTAATGTAGTTTTACCTACTGAAATTGTACCGCAAAATCCTATTTTCATAACTTTTATTTTATTTATTTATTTTAAAAAACTTTCTGCTACATAAATTCCATGCGCTCCCGAAACTGTTATACCACGAGCCGATAAAGCATCTCCTACGAAATGTACGTTAGGATACTTTGTTAAACTAAGATCTTCATAATTTACTAATGGCTCTGGTGAAAGATATTTAACTTCAGGAATATATATACCCCAATCGTCTTTAAGTGTAGGGAATACTTTTTTCATATCCATAATAAAGTCCATAACATATTTAAAATAACCACCCATTGCAGGTTCTACAACATGAGCAAGTGTATCTAAACTAATTTGAGTTGAAGTTACATTATTACCTTCAGATGTAGTTGATGGAGTACGAGATGGGCTATAATATAAACCAGTTTCGTTTGATTGTAATTTGTTTACTACTTCACGTGACCAAGTAAATGGATCTTCAATACCATTAATTTCCATTAAAATACCAAAATTGGTCATTCCATTTAAATATTTAGGATCTTTTTTAGCATGTCCATTGTAACTTACATCACCATATGTTTCCTCTACAGCAACAAATGCTGCATTATTGTTTGTACAAAATGAACGTAATGAAACTCCTTTATCGTCAAATTTTCTATATAACTTAAAGTCATATGAAATATCAATTAGATTTTGAAAGTGTTCTTGTGGTGCCTCAAATCGAACTCCAATTTGTACTGATTTAGGTTCATCTGGTAGTTTATATTCGTTTGCTAGTTGTTGAGCAAAATCAATTCCTGATTTACCTACAGCAAATATAAGTTCATCATATTGTAAATAAGCATTATGAGTAAGAACATAGTTGGTTTTAAAATCTATATCTTCTACTTTAGTTTCCCAAATGAATTCTACACCTTTAGACACTAAATAATCGTACCAATTTTTAGCAATTTCAGATAGGTAATCTGTACCTACGTGCCAAACAGGAAACAAACGTAAACCAAAGTATGGTTTAATAAATTCAGGTTCAGATTCAGGGTTTGAACATTGTACTTCTTCTGGTTTAGGATGAAAACGTTTAAAATTGGTAATTACTTGATCCATCAATTCCATTGCTTTTTCCTCACCTGTGTATTTTGATAATACACCACCAATTGCTGTATGGTAAGTTAACTTGCCATCACTCCATCCTCCAGCTCCTAGCATACCTGTCATTACCTCTTCAGGTAAGCGGTTATATGGATCTTTACCCATATCAATTATGGTAATGAGTTCTCCAGGATATCCATTGTCTACTAATTTTGTTGCAGCATTTATACCTGCTACACCTGCTCCTACTATTACTATTTTTTTGTCCATGTTTTATTTTATGTTTAAATATACGAAAAAAAAAGTGACCTCCCAAAGGAGGCCACAGATCTCTAATAATTTTTTTAAGTCGACAGGCTATGAATCTGTCTGTAAGTTATTCTTTATATTAATCCAGCTATTTGTTGCATTCTATAAAATTCTTCATTTACTGGTTTTGGTTTAGCATCTAATATAGATTTATATTTTGTAGAAGAGTTAGCAGCCAGAGCTATAGCTTGTTTTAATTGAGATACTCCTGTTTCAGTTTTAAAAGTATCATTAAGTAATGGGAATATTACTCGTAAACATAATTGATAAAATTCTTCTATATTATCTATATTTTTTAATTTAGCTAAAAGTGTTGGTTTCGAATCAATTAACTTATAAAATTTTTCAACATCAAATAAATTTTTATCTGGTGTTTCAGGGGTTTCTTCTGCTTCTCCAAATAATATTTCTTGGAGGGATTTTGGAATTCTATTATTTAATCCAAAAAGAGCTGATCTAACTTTTCCTGTATTAGTTGCAAATATTTTTTTATCACTAAAAAGACTACTTCCTTGTTCATTTGTATGAAGGAATAAAGCTAGTATAAAATCTGCTAATTCTGCTTTAGTATTGATTTTATTTAATAAAATTGATAATTGGGGAATTTTACTAACTATATTTTTAGTAACTTTAGTATCATATTTATCTGGGTTTTTATTTTGAAGTTTATCAAAATAAACATATCTTTCACCTTTTTCTTGGCTGCCTAAAGGAGATGGAATTTTTTTATATTCTTTTTTAAATCTATCATCTGTAGATGATTCTATATCTAAAACATCTTTTCCTTCTTCTCCATAATATATAACATTTATTAATTTAGCTAAAAATGCTTTTTGTTTAAAGGTAGTTTGAAGTGAATTATCTGCTAATATTTTATCAATTGATGCTTCTTCTTTAATAGGAGCACTTGATGATTGACCTTTTGCACCTGTTGTAATTGATGCTTTTCGTCTACTTCCTCCCAGGTTTGTTCCTGTTATTTTAGCGTATGCATTAATAAATGTATTAGGGTTTTTTCTTGATCTAATAACATTTTGTGCTAAAAGTTGAGCTTGGGGAGTAACCTTTTTTCCGTTATATTCTCCTTTAGTAGCTATATTATTAAATTCTCCATCAGGAATATTTATTATATTTTTTACACCTAATTGTCTATATAAATTAAGTTTATTATTAGTTTTAGCTAAAACAAATGCTATTTGATTATTTCTATTTAAGTTAGCAATATTAGTAACATCTCTTCCAAGGTCAGTAGGAATTGGGGTGTCTGATTTTGTATCTAATTTTGGATCATTAACTAAAGGTTCATCTGTACCTTTAGTTGAGGGTTCATCTAAAGGTTTAGGGGTTGGGAGAATTCGAGGTGGTTTTTCTTTTCGTTTAGCATCTAGTGGGAAAACAGGTGGTGATTTTGGGGTTGGATCTTTTTCAGAGGTGTTAAGATCAAATCCAATTCCTGCTTTATTATCTTTATTATCGAATTTTACTGAATTAAATTTAATGTTTTTAAAAGAAGAGTTTAATATTTTTATTGCTTTATCTGCTATATTTTTTCCAACACCTGTTCTAAGATCTTTTAATCCGTCTTTATCAGGGCCATCAGGATTATCTTCATCTCCTGTATCGCTTCCAATATCATCAATTGATCCTCCATATTCAATGGTTAAACTATCAATGTTTTTATTAGAACTTATAGTTTTTTTAACATTATCAACTAATTTATTTACTAATTCTTTTTCTAAATCTGCATCAAGTTCAAATTCACCTGTAGGAAATTCAACATCTACTACATCTAAAGAATCTGATGTAATTATTGGGGTTTTTATTGGGTTTTTTAATGGGTCATCTTGTGAAAAATTTGCTTTAATTGATTCTTTAGCTTTTTGCTCAATGTTTTCTATTTTTTCTTTATTTACATCACTTACATTTTCTATTGAAGCTGTATCAGTAAAACTAGGAGGAACTTCTTGAGCTTGGGGAATAAGAGTTGATAAAGATAATGAAGTAGCAATAACTAGTTTAGTTATAAAAATACCTAAAAAAGCTAAAGCTGTTTTATTTACTTTATCGGATTTAGTTACAGGACTACCATCTTCTATATCTGGGAAAAATTTATCTGAGTTTTTTTCAGTATAATCTGTATTTGAAAATTTAAACAGAGAATCTTTCCAATCTACAATTCCTAATTTTTTTGCTGATTTTTCAAACTTATTTATTAAAGTTAATATATAAGCTTCTGTTGGTTTGATTGCGTTTTTTGTAAACCAATTTTTAATCTTTTCTCTAAATGTATCTTCAAGAAGATTTATTTCATTTACAGATATATTTTCTTTTAAAATGCCTTTAGAATAATAATTTTTTAATAAATGAAGTTCAGTTAGATATTCAACAAATATTTCACATATTGGGTCGTGGTCTGAATTAGTATTTATAATACCTGCTAATTGCTGCATTCTTAAAAATTCTTTATCCATTTTATTTTTGTTATAAATATATTAAAAAGTAGGTAATTTATAGTTTTGTTACTTCTGTTACTTTATAAATACGTTCATCTGTTACTGATTTAGCTATTTCTCTCCAAAAACTAGATTGAACGTTATCTTTATGTTTATCAAAATCAGCTTGATTAATTTGTTCTATTGTAGATCCAGAAAAGTCTGGGCCGCCATCCTTTGGGTCTTCTGTAATATACTCGATTTTGACTTTAACTTCATTTAAAGTACGATTAAGTTCTTCTTTAACTAATTGTTTTAAATTATTTAATTTCATAATTTATGTATTTTTAATTTTAAAGTTCCTGTTCCTTTAATCACACGATGCCATTCGTGTTTTGGGATGAATATACGATCTTTTAGTGAGGTAGGCAAGCAATTTTCTAATTGAAGTTGCCAATTTGTATCTTCTAAAATTTCAATAGTGCGAGATTCATCATCGCGATGCCACATAAGTTCTATTGGGTCTATATTTTCGTTAAATTCACGAATAATATATTTATCTGTAACTTCTATATCGTTATACGGTTTTGTCATCTGTAATAGGACCACCAACAACCCAAGCATCACAGGTTCGAGCAGCAGCACATTTAAATTTAAGCATTCTACAATATCCTAATTTTCCAGCTTTAATAACATCAAATGGATCTTCTGATCCTCCATCTGTGCCAATTCCTTTAGCTATGCAATCTAATGTTTTTGTTGTAACATCAAATGCCGCACAATTACCACAACGTGAAGTTTTAGCTTCTTCTACAGAATCTAGTTGCCACATATCTACTTTTGCTTGCCAAAACTTATCATTTGGTTCATTTGGATTTAAAGGTCCATATCCATACTCATTGATTGATTTTTGTCTATTTTGTAAATTCAACTCTATATTTTGAGTTGGAATTGGACATTTATTTAATTCAGCTTCGCTTAATATATCTGTTAATTTAATCATAATTTTTAATTTACAGTTTTATTTTTTTGAGGAGACCAATATGAATTATTTTTTCGATTTGGATATTTGTAATATTCTACAGGAATATTTAATTTTTTAGAAATATTATTAATTTTATTAATTTCACCTATTTGATCCTCATGATATGTGTCCATATCATCATAAATTATTATATCTAATTTTTTAATATAAGGTGTTATATTAATTTTACCACTGTATTTTTTAGAAGGAATTATCAATTCTGATTCTGAATTTTGGGTAGATCGAGAATATGGAGTATCCCAATCTTTTTCATCTCTTTTGATTTCAGGTTTAAGTTGAGCATATGGAAGAATTTGGTATTTATTTGATAATTTATCCCCATCTATTGTTATTCTAACTTGAGATTTAAAACCTCCTAAAGTTGATAAAGCTCTATTTCTTGTAAATGATATAAATCCTAATTTTTCTGATCTATCTGGGGATGGTTCTAATTTTCCAGATTCTAATATATCAGGTGTTGAGTCTAGTGAGGTAAAATGATAAATTTCTCCTATTTGTTTACCTTCAGTAATTTCTTTTAATATGTTTATTAATTTAATCATTTTGTTTTACCCCAAGTTTTACCTTTACCAGGTGTTTTACATTGAGCTGCTGTAGGACGACATGAAGGATATTTTGAACGTGTTTCTCCTTTTTCCCTACCACATGCTTTATATCCTGTTATATCACCATCTTTTCTGATTGGTGCGTTGCAATCTACCCATCCACCTTTTTTACCAGGTGCACCTTTGCGGGAAAACCAAGTACGGAGGGTTTCTTTAACTTTTTCTTGAATTACTTCTTCTTTTAAATCTTTCCAAATAGTTCCTTGGCGGCATTTTACAACAGCACCCGATTTGTAAGCAGATGGTTTATCATATTTGCGATCTGCAATACGAAGACATCTGTCTCGTTTTTTCTTTTCTTCAGAAAGAACTTCGTTAATAAGTTTTCGAAGCCTATCCATCACCAGAATCCTGAAAAAGATGATTTTAATCCAAGCAATTTAGCATATCTTGGTAAACGACATGACCAATAAGATGCTTTTGTTCTATCTTTTTTATTAGCACAGTCATGACGTTTTGCAAATGCACGACGTGCTTCTGGGTTGTTTATTTTAGCTGATAGGCCTGTAGTGTCTCCAAAAGATACTTTTTTAATTCCGCCTCCAGGTTTTCTAACGTAAACGTAGAATTTTTTAGATCCACCACGTTTTGGTTTTCCAATTGGTGGGTTTTTCTTTTTACCTTCAGCTTCTTCAAGTTCCTCGTTTTCAAGTAAAAGAAGATCTAAAGGTACTTTAACACCTTCATATAAACCATAGTTACCTAAATCAGTTTCCTCTAAAATTTCTTTATCATCTTCGTTTACATGAATAATTTCACGTAAATACAGTGAACGAGCTTCTGCCCATAAATTAAGGAACGATTCAGAACCATATCGGAACGTGTTTTCGGTAAGTGGGAGTTGTTTATCCACGTGATATCGCAGATTCTCCGACAATATCTCTTTTTTAACTAAACTTTCATTTAGTACAACACCAGTATTACCTACGTTGTCACAATCGTGACAACCACAATTGCAAGTATCTTTTTTTAAATATACTTCTTTGATAAGGTGTTTTAAACGTGATTTGTCCATGATAATAAATATTATTTATTAGTTCTAATATTCATTCTTAATGGAAGAAGTTTACCAGAAGCATTTCTAGCTACAATTTGATATACTAAAGGAGTAGTTTTACCTCCCTCTAATACTTCACTATCTGTTTCAATTCTTACTTCTAAAACTTTAGTTGTAGGGCCTGGGTATTTTACTTTAACTGAATCTGGTCTTAGTTCGCCTACCATTTTGTAAGCATCTTCAGCAGTTGCTACATGATAAATAAATAATTTTCCTCCAGGTTTTTCTCTAACATACCAATAACCATATCCAAAAGATGAAGCAAGTAATTTTTTTACTTTACTTAAATCTACTCCATCAATAGATTCCCAATTATTTGGTACACCTGTTTGATTAACATAATTATTTAACCCATCTGCTATTTTTTGAGAATCAATATTTAAAGTATCAAATATATCTGCAAATAATGGATTATCATTAAATTTTGATTTATCAAATATTACTTTACCTTCTTTATCAAATACAATAAATGGAAGATTTCCACCATTATATATCGCAGAACCACCCACATTTTTAATTGAAAGATAATATGTTTTGTTTGGTGTAGTAATTACTATATCTGAAATTTTTTCTCCTAAATCTTGAGGGCCATCAAATGAAAGTTGTCTTGAGGTATCAGATGCACCTGCAAAATAAATATCTTTAGATGTTAATTGGGAAGGATCAATTCCTAAGGTAGAAAATATTTGTTTTGTTTCATAATCTTCTATTGAATCTAAAGATTCTCCAGCAGCAGATTGTAATTTACCTAATAAATTTTTTTCATATTTTTCACCTTCATTTGCTCCACCTGCTAAAGTAATTTGTACTTGTCCTTCATCTTCTAAATCAAATTCAAACATATTGTATTTTGAACTTAAATTAGGTCCTTCTTTAGGACTATATATTTTTATTTTAGGGGAATTAAATAAACTATTTAAAATTTCAATAAATTTATCTTTATCTATTTTATTTATATTACCTATTCTAGAATCATTAGCCATTTTAGTTAATCCAACAGCTTTACCTTCTTTAGAATTTACAATAGCATCAATTGCTTTACGGGAATTAGATGATCTAGTTCCTTCTCTTAAATCAATATTATGTTTAAACAATTCACGTTCAAATAATAAATAATCCTGTTTATCCTTCATATCAGGATATCCTTTAGGAAATTTGTAAGCTATATCACGGATGAATTGTTCTAAAATATCCATTATGTTGGAGTTTCTCCGGGAGGGGTTTCTTCAGTTGATAATCTATTATTAGGATCAAGAATTAATTTAATTCTATCTTCTTGAGCTTGGGTTAAAGAGCTTTCTCTAGCTTTAAGTACTAATAATTCAATTAAATCTAATATATTTTGTAATTCAAGTGTACTTATTCCTATTTTATTACTCCTTAATTCTAAATAAAAATCTTTTAATTTTTCATTAAATAAACCTGTATTTATTTTTTCTTCTGAGTTTTCAAGAATATTTTTAATTTCTTCTTTAATTAATTCTTTTAATTGAAATTTTTTCATTTATTTAATTTTAAATTATTATGCTGGAGTTGGTTCAGTTGGTGTGGTTTCTTCTGGTGATGTTTCTCCTGGTGGTGTTTCTACACTTTCAATTCCTGCTCCAGTTTCACTATCACCTTCTTCTCCTTTAACGCCATATCTTAGCATGTTTGCTATAGATTGAGAAGCTCTTTCTTCTTCAGGTAAATTAAGTAAATAGTATTTTTTACCTTCTACTTGAGCAATCCAACTACGTCTTCCATAAATTAAATAAAAATTTTGGTCGTTTTTTAAATTAATTCTAAATGTGGAAGGACGAGGTGCTACCCAATCAATTGAGGATAAAAAATTATCATATTCTAAAGTAAGTAAATCAACTATAACTTTTTTAAGTTCAGGGAATTTAGTTAACTCATCGTATTCGATAGCTTCTGCTGGGGTAATAGTGTTAGCAGAGTATACTTGACGAGCTAAGTCTTGAATTCTTCTCTTAAGTTGATCTTTAGTCATTATTTTTTAAGTTTAGCTAAAATAGCTTCTTTAATTTTTTTCTTCATTGCAGTTGATGTAGCAATTTTACCTGCTTTTTCATCGGGCATGCCTTTAGCTGTTAAAGTATCAAATATTTCACCACGTTTTTTGATTTGTTTTTTTGACATTTCATCAATAGCTCCTTCTTCAGAAGCTACGTCTACCATAGCATCTAGTTGAGGTTCTTTTAATTCAAAATCCAGGTAATGCTTAGCTGAAACTAACATATTTTTAGCTTCAATAATTTTTGCTTGCCACCAATGTGGAAAATCAACTTCTTGTTCACCTTCAAATTGATCAACCATTTTGTAAAGTTCCATAGCATATTTTCCAATACGATATAGATCCGCTTTAAGCATATGTGGTTCATTATCTTCATGACCTAAATCAAGATCTTCATCTAAATTACTTTTAGATTTTTTAATAGCTAAATCTACAGCAGCTAAATAATCTTTAGAATCAATTTTTCCATCTGGTTTTCCTTTAGGACCTGTTCTATCTATACCTTTCTTTTCAGATAAGGGTTTAGATAATGCTGATTGAATCATTTCTTTTAATTTGTCTCCTTGTTCCATAGGTTCTTCAGTTGTTGGTTCTGCTAATTTATCAGCTTGTTTTTTTCTCATTTGCTTAACGGCGATACTATATGCGTATTGTTCGCCGTCCGAGCCTTTTGAGTTGTAAAGTTTATCTAAACGACTATTAATAATGGTCTTAAAATTCTGGTATATCTCTTGAGATTCCTCTGAAGTAAAAGGTTCATTAATAGGTTGTTCCATTTTTTAAGCTGCTTTGTCTTCTGCAGTTGAAGTTTTCTTAAATTCTGCTGCTAATTTTTTAATATTGTTAGCGGCACTACGTGCTCTACCACGAGCTGCTTTTGATGTTTTACCATGTTCAGCTTCTAAAGTAGCTAATTGTTCTTGAATTGCGTTAAAAATTTCTGTTGTGTTCATAGATTTGATTGTTTATATAGATTTAATTGTTTACTGTTCTTCTCCACCAATATATTCGCTAACGAAAAATTTTAGTGTGTTTCCTATTTGTGTTTCTAGTTTTTCATTGTTCATTCCTTTAGCAACTTTAAGGGCTTTCATTAAATGATCCATTAAGTCGCCTTCTGTACCTTCCATGTCTGCAGCTATGTCTTCTAAGCTACCACCTGTAGCAGGTGCTTCTTCAGCCGGTACATCTTCTTCAGGTTCTTCTTCAGTTGTATCTGTTATTTCAACGTCTTCTACTTCTTCATCTTTTTTAGCTTCTTCTAATTCTCCATCTTCATAAACTGCTTCTTTATCATCAGGATTACCTAATTCAGCTAAAATCATTTCTCTAATTTTATTTTTTAAAGGTGTTTCACCTGGGGTTGCACCTGGGGTTGTATTAGGGGAAGTATTAGAATAATTTAATGCAATTTGGTTAGCTGTTAAATCTGATGATTCATTTATAATGCCTGCTAATTGTTGCATTCTGTAAAATTCTTTGTTTAATTTTTGGTTTTTCATTTTATAATAAATATTAAATTATTTTTTGTTTGTCGCGTATAAATATTCAGAAAGTAATGTTCCTATAACTCCTACTTTTTGTCTAAGGAATATCCATTTATCTTTTTCTAAGTGATGTGGTTCTTTAAATGATATTCCCATTATTCCTATTAAATGGTCATCTAAACTGTGTAAACCCACTATGCAAGCTGATTTAGTACCACATTGGTTAGTAAAAAATTCTAACCCATATGTATCCTCATCATTTTCTACATCAGAAACATACAGTTCATTGTCTTTATATACTTTAGAAAGTACTCTAGGAAATAAAGATACAGGAATATTTTGAAATGTACCTTGTATGTTTGGAGTTTCAGGGGTACATTTTTCGTAAAATATAGAAAATTTCTGAATAGATTTACCTGTAGGGTAAAAATGACCTCCGTTATGGAATTGAGCAATCCATACTCTATCACATTCTAATTCCTCTAATACGATTTCAAGTTGAGTATCTACTAAAGTTGAAGTTTCAAGAGCATCAAACATTAAAGTATTTTGGGATTTTTTTTCCATTTTTAGTTTAAACCAAGCTACTATAATAGGACCTAGTACAGCAGTTATTAATGCTACTAAAATTGTTGTAAATACAGTTGTTGTCATTTTTTAAGTGAATTTAAATAATTAATAGATTCTTCCATAGCCTTTAATGCACGATCTTTATCAATCCCACCAACCCATTTTTGCACATCACCAGCTTCTGTTACAAAGCTATTATTACTTTCTGACAACTTATTATCTATGAAACTTTTATGATCTTCTATATGAAGATCAATTTCTTTATTAAATGTTTGATTTACATAATTTTCCCACTTTCCAGATATTTTTAGTTGGGTTTCTGTTGTAGTTCTACAATCTAAACATTCACCATAAGATTTAAAATAGTGTATGTCTAATTGTTTGTCCATGTTTTGTTTACATTTTGGACAAAATATAGGAATAGATAAATTTTTAAATTTATCTAATTTAGTAATATTTTCTTTTAAACCATCTTTAATAGTCCATTCTTTACCATCTGATTTCCAAATGTCACCTTCTTTATGTTCTCCTTCAGGAGTTTTACTATAACCTATTCCAACAGTTGTTCTGTCTCCATATTTACCTTTAACTAGGTTACGTAAACGTTCAACGTCTTTTTTTTGGAATTCTTTTTTTAAAACTGAATCTGACATTTATAAATCGTATTTTTTAAGAGCTTCTATGGTTTTTGAAGCAGAAGTATGTAAAATTGCTTTACCACCAGCTGCCTTCCAAGCATCTATATTTTTTTGCATATCGTCTATAAGTATATGCTTTGATGTTGCAAATGTTGATTTTTGAGGAGCAGGAACAAATATTTCTTTATTTACACCATTAAGGTGTTTAGAAATCCATTCTTTTTTACCTTGAATAGCTTGGTTAAATTCAGGATTTAATTGTTGGTCTTGAGGTAAATTAAAATCTACTGCGGGAGCTGATAAGATATTTGGGGAAGAAGATTTAATATAATTCCAAAGTTCTTCTCCTCCGGGTTGCCATGGTAAGTTAGCCCAAAAATCTTTTTCATTTTTTCCAACGCTTTCTCTAAAAAGTTTCCAAAAATAAGATTTACCTTTAGCATTAGCTTCATCTGTAGATTCTCCTGTTAACTTTTCATATCCTTGATCAAAATCACAAAGCACACCATCCATATCACAATATATAGTGTATGGTTTGATTGCCTCATATAAGTCAAGTAAAGTTGGTATTTTTTTCATGTATTAATTTTAATAAATTTACAACCTACTTTTTACTCGTTCAAGTAATTCTTCAGTAAAAATGATTCAGGTGTGTTATCATGTCCACATTCATGACAAACATATAAATCATTGCCTCCAGTTACTATTGGCCAACTATGATTGCATTTATCACATTCAATTCTATCGCCTTCAATACCTTTAGTTAATGTATCTGTCCATGTTCGGAAAGCCCAATTACCTTTTAAGTATGCTTCTTTTTCAATTTTAGGCAAATCACCTTCTTCGTTTGTGTCTTGAGTAGAAATACCATTTAAACGATCTTCACAGTTTTGCATGTGGTGAATCATTTCATGCGCAAATGAACGCATAATGTCTTTTGGATGACGATCCATTGTATAAAGTACTATAACGCGTTGATTTCGATCGTAATACGCCGTTTTACCGAAAAAATTCCTAGCGTTTTCAACATCATCTTCTACAAATTTTACTTTAGGTAAAGGTTTAATATTCATTCCCTTATCTAACATAAATTCGGTAAGTGATTTTAATTGTTTTGGATAATCAAATTTGCTAGGTTCAGCATATTTTATTTCATTTAGTGGGGTTTTAGTTAAAATAGACCAAATCCCATCTTTTTCTTCCTGTGATAATTCAGTTGGGAGATATAATTGAAATTTGTCTTTTTCACCACCAATTAAAGCAGCTCTTGTTTTTGTTCCACTAACTCGATCTTTACCTTCTTCTGTTTTAATTACTATTGTTTTAAAGTTAGGATATTCACCTTCTAAACTATCAAATCGTTTTATATCACCTAAATCCATTTCACCTCTAATACCAACTACTGGGTAGAAGTATGTGTCAGGATTGTTTTTTATAAGTGATCTAATATCTGCAATAGGTGAAGAGTTATCTGAGATTTTAATTTCAACGTTAGAAGGAAGATATTTTTTATAGATATCCCATACTGCTAAACTTTCTTCTTTAGTTACACCATCTCTTATTTTATGACCTATCAAAACAATTACTTTATCAAAATTAGGATTTTGTGCTACTTCATCAACTAATACAAAATGTCCTATGGTTGGAGGTTTAAAACCACCAGGGATTAAAGCAACACCTTTTTGTTCAGATTCTAAAAGTGGAAATATAAGTGATTTAACTAATGAATTCATTTATTTTAGATTGAGCTTCTTCTTTAGAAACAGAGGAGTTTATAATATTTTGAGCTAGATTAGAATCAAGGAAATTTTGAATTTCTATATTTAATTTTTCTTTTAATTTATTAGATTTTTCTTGTTCTTTTTCTGTTTTTTGTTTTGGATCTTTTGGATCAAATGGGGTAACATACTTTTGGATAATTTGATCAATATCTTTTAATGTTTCGTTATTACCAGTATTGGATACAGATACAAAATTATTACCAAATAATTGTTGGTATAAAGGAAAATTTTTAGCTACCATAAGCCATGTTCCTAACACCGCACCAGGAAGTAAACTTCTATCTTCTCCACCTGATTTTTCAAATCGTTCTTCATTGCGTTTTAAAGATGTTTCTAGTTCAGTATAAACATATAACATCATTACTTTATATCCCGCTTCTTCAAGTTGAGATTTTAGTTTTAAAGTTTGGTTTGAAGATGAAGATGTACCATCTAAAATAAATGATTCTTTATTTAATATAGTCTGAGGTAAATCTTGAGTTTTTAATTGTTTTGCAGCAGTTTGCATTGCAGACATAAATTTACTTCTATCTTCAGAATCTGCTGTTTTTTGGTTTAGTGTAAATTGATCTTGTTTTGATAAAGCTGCTATAGTATCATCAATGTTAAGAATTTTAAATTTACTTAAGTTTAAATCTCTTAGAATAGTTCCTTTTCCAGATCCTGGTGCCCCCGCTAATATAATAGCTTTAGGACTATCTTGCACTTCCTTTAATAATTGGATAAGACTTATCATAATTATACATATTACAACTCTCGCTTAACACTAGTTTTAAATTCAGTAAATATTGGTGAGTGAGTAGGGTTTTCTAAATCAAATAATTTTTTAACTGTTAAGAAAATATCAATATTTTCCTCTTGTGTACGAGATGATTCATACATTTCCCATCCTTTACCTTGTATTTTATCTTTAGCACTTTTACGTTTGCTTGATTTTAACCATAATATTCCGTAACGATCTGCTTTTTTACCAAAACATTCTTCATAGCATTTACCATAAATTGCAGTTTGTAAGTCATATGTTGTTTGTAAGTGATTTGATGTTTTAAAGTCAATAATCCAAATTTCACCATTAATTTCGCAAACCATATCACAAGTACCTGCTACTTTTATTTCATCTGAAAATAAATGCACTTCTGCTTCAATTAGAGTTGGTTTATATTCTTCCCAAAAATCTACAAAACGTAAAAACATTTGCCATACATCTGGATTAAATAATGGAGTTCCACTTGGGGATAAAAAGTTAAGTTCTTTCCCATTTAAATACTCTTCAATCATTTCATGCACTTGAGTACCTTCTTCACCTGCTTTTTTAACAATGTGTTCTGAGGCAAATCCTACTTGTTTAAGCCAATTTTCAAAAAATTTACCTTTTGGGTAATAACTTAAAACATAAGTAATAGAGGGGTAATATTTACCATTTCTACGATAATATCTTGAATCGGGTAATGTTATTTGTTTTGCATCTTCTGAAATTTCTAGAATTCTATTATAAGATCTTTTAATGTTTCTTTTTGTCATATAGTTGATAGTTTCTTCTCCATAAGTTTATATTGTGTTAATGGAGACACTGTTTGTATTAGTTTTGTAAAATTTTCAAAACCTAATTCACTAGGGTCTTTCCCTTGTAATTCTACTAAATAAACTTCCTTTCCAACATCTAAGAGTTGTTCACAAAATCTAAGTGCTTGCTTTATAGCATCGTTATCTAAAGCAATATATATTTTTTGTACTTTTGATTCAACTAATTTTTTCATTAAACTAGGTTGAATATTTTTTCCAAATAATGGAACCGCATTTCGTTTTATTGCCATAGCATCAAATGGTCCTTCACATAATATAATAGGTAAATCCCAGTTAATAAACAATTCTAACGGTATAATATCGCGAGACGTTTCCGGGTTGCGGTACTTGGTGTAAGGATTTGGCTCAAATGATCTAGCGGTAAAATAATTTAATTTACCGGTGCTATCATATGACGGTATAACTATCATATTATTATATTGACCTGAATTACAATAACCAATGTTATATTTTAATATATCCTGTTGGGTTATGTTTCTTTTTTTAAGGTAAAACCAAGCATGTCTTGCTACAATATCCTTATTATTTGTAAATGTTTTAAATTCTTTTGGTAATTCTAATGTAGCAATAGTTAATTCACCTATATTGTGTAAAGATACATTTTTAACTAATTTACTTAATTCATGAAAGTGATTTGCATCAACTTTAATTTGATTAAAAAGACTTTTTATTGATTTTCCTTTTTTACTACACGTCCAGCAAGCCCATTGATTTATACCATCTTTATTTTCAGTAAAATTAACTTCAAGTTTGGGTTTGTGGTGATGGCAGAAAGGACAAGTATAAGATTGATTTCCTCTTGCAGTACGTTTGCCTGCTCCTAGAACAGAATTAACTAAATTAACTAGTAATTCATTTACCATAAATGTAAGATACAATATTAATCTTGGGGAACAAAGTCTTTCCGAAAAAACTTCCCTAAAATATTATCATTTATCCAATCGTTTGGATTTTCTAAAACACCTAATTGAAACAAATGTTTGCATTCATAGTATGTTAATAATTTTTTATTTGGAACAATACATAAAATTTTACGATCAAAATCTTTTTGTTTTCCTAATTTTATAAGTTCAAGGATTGGTTTTGCTGAACCATAGTAGGTTTTCCAATCAGATTCTTTTATAATTTGTTTTGTAGTAGATATTCTTCCTCTAGTTACAGGTTGTTCAGCTAATTCTTTTTTACCTAATTTTTTCTTTACATTGTGATATAAAGATTTTTTACCTAAATAAGATTTACCGGTTGGCATATGAACAGAAATATAAATGAAACCATAGGTTCCTTGAGGAAAATCTGTTATGTCTTGTATTCTTTTATCTTTATATAACCAATTTGACATAAATTTTAAAAATCAAAGTTTATTAATATTGATGTGTCTGTAACAGTAGATACAGGTAAAGGTTGGGCAAGTTTTGCTACCGCTAATAATTCTTTATTATTATTATATAATCCAACAGTTGTAATATATGGAGAAAAATATGAACCTGTTACGTTATCATTTAATTTTCCACTTCCTGGTTGGGGGAATGAACTACCACTATCATTGCTTATAGCTAGTGATCCTGAAGTAAGTGAGGGATTATTTGAAAAATTAAATTCATTTTCTCTAATAGTACATTTATATTGGGTTTCATGTATAGTAACTGTACTTTCAAATGAACAAGTTAATGAACCGCTATAAAAATTATTAGGTAAAGTTGAACTATATGGTGTTGTGCCACTATTAGTTATAGTAATTATCCCATGTTCATAAATAACATCTCCTACTTTTTTAGATGCTGAGATTAAATTACCTAATCCATCATCGTATAGATTTAAACTAGCTGAGGTAATTGAAATAGTTCCTGGGTTTAAATATTCGCCAAATAAATTTGAAGGAATAGATATTACAGTGACTATTTCATCTGATCCTGTAGGAAAATACCTGCTAGCAGTTAAAGTATTTGATAAATAGTTATAGTAATTTGGGGTATAAGCAGGACCTGTTATTGTTCCATCATTATTAAATGAAGCAGTTGCTGCCGGAGCTCCATTCTCTCCTCCAATATAATTAGAGTAATAAAGTTCTTTAATAGAACGATATACTAATTGACTTGATTGGGGTGTAATATATCCAGTATTATCTGAGCCAGATATCCATAAAGATGCTGTTGTGTTTGTTCCAAGAAATCTATCGATTTGTACATTTGAGCCGGTAAGATTGTTTCCTGTAAAAGTAAATGATTTATTTACCTTAAAAGGAGAAACAATAACATCAGAAGTTATAAATGGTTTGAATATGCTCATTCATTCTAAAAATCTAATTTTACTCTAACTAAAGCTTCTTTTGTAAAATCTTTTAATAATGGTCTTGACATTTTAGCTACCGCTACTAATTCATTACTATCATTATACATTCCTATAGTAGTAAGATATACTTGTGGGGCATTAATAAATTGATCATAAATTACCTCACCTGTTGAACCAGAAATAAATGATGGATTTTCAGAGTAGTTAAATTCACTATTACGTGCTCTAACAAAAACATAGTCTGAAGTAAGTGTTTCTTGAGAGTTAATTGTAATTGATGCTCCTAAATTAATAGCATTAAATAATTTTTGATTATTTAAACCATCAGAATTATTTGATCTACTTGGAGATACTCTAATTGATTGAGATACAGCTGTTGGATTAATTAAAATAGTTCCTAAATCAGGGAATACTAAACCATATGAACCTGATCCTGCTACATATCCACTAGTTGCAGAAGTTCCTGCTGTTCCATTAGATCCAGAAATTAATTGATATACTCTAGTTGAACCTAAAAATTGGGATATGGGATTATCTAATGAATTATCTGTAAGATTTATAATCCCCCCAGATCCTGAAAGTCTTAAATTTAAAGATCCAGGGAATAAAGATTGTTTATATCTTGCTCTTTCAAAATTTATTACCCAAAAATTATCAGTTGTATAAATATTATTTCCTTGTCCAAAGGTAAAAGATGAATTTTCATCCTCTAAAATCATAGAACGATATTGACCATATATGGTTTTTGTTGGGGAATTTTCAGGTACCGCATTATTATATAATACACTTCCACTTCCTAGTGAATCAGCATATGCTATATCAAACTGTACTGCGGCATTTGATTCTAAAGATGAAGTTTGATAAACACTATAGTAATAAGTACCTGCAGTAGATGCAACTTGAACAGAGGAAGTAAAAAAAGTAGTTAGTGTTGGGGTATCTGTTGACCACAGAGTATTAACAATTGAATCTGAGCTGACTAAAAAATCTTCAGGGTCTAATCTTTTAAATGACATATTTTATAATTTAAACTATTGTTTTATTAATTAAAACTGGGATGGTTAAACGAGCTCCACTATCTAATCCTACAAATGTTATTGTGGCGGAAAGTTGAGAATTTGTACCAAATAAAGTATTTACTGTTGTTGCTCTTAAATTAATCTGAGAACCAATTATAGTTTGAGAAACATTAGTTCCTAAAGTTGTTGTAATAGGTGCATTTGATGTTTGTGCAGCTGTTGTATTAATTCCAATTCCCGTAAATGTACTCATTAATCTAATATCAGAAATTGTAGCTGAGTATCCACTAGTTTCATATGCTTGAGCATTACCTAAATAATTTAAAGTTTGTGGGGTAATAGCTAACGAAGCACCTTGTTTTAAAGTAATGGCTGAGTAGCCTAAATTTAAAACTGGTAATTTAGCTGTTCCGCGAGGTAGAGTAGCTAATTTATACTTCATAATTTGGATTTCTTGAGGAAAAGCCTCAAGTAAAGGCATATTTTGAATAGCTTCTCCATAAAATGCAGATCCAGAAGGATGTGTGGGGTTATATAAAGTATAATCTATTTCATCATCTGCAAAAGCAAATTGTGTAATTCGAAAAGAACCATCATTTTTTGCTAAAAGTTCTCTTCCTTTTGTTGTTAAAATTGCATCTACTGTAACGACGCTATTATTTAAATATCCCATATTGTTGTGTTATATATTCTATTATACTAATAAATATTATGTAATCAAACCTTTTTGCGTAAGATCTAATATAACTTCATCTATTGATTTATTTAATTCAGGAATTACAAACTCAGGTTTTATAAGATATGGACCCGTTGATCCCGGAGGTTTAAATCCTGTTATAATATTTTGAGCAGCATCATCAACATATCTACGGATTAAAAAGTGATCTAAATTAAATACTGTAGAAGATGCTGAAACTGGTAAGTTTGTATTAAAATGAACTTCAATAGATCCTGTTTGGGATATTCTTCCAGATCCACTTTCTGCAGGACCAAAGATATTTTTTACCATAAATGAAAAATCTTCTCTACCTTCAAATCTAAATTCATCTCCAAGTTTTATACTCCAAGGTAGTTGAATTTGATTAAAACCTGATCCATCAACAGATTTCATTATAATCTCAGGATTTTCAAAATAATCTGTTAATTGGGGTCTAGATGAGGTAATTATATATGGATGAGTAACTGTATTTCCATACCCCCAAATTGTATTGTATCCAGAAGATGAAAATGGAGTTATAAATGTTGGATATTGGGCAACTTTAAGTCCTATAGATCCTCCACTAATTATAATTGGGCCACCGCTAGGAAAACTAGCAAATGGAGAGCCTAAAGAGGTAACTTGTATTTGAATGTAATATATAATACTTGCCTCTAAATCTGAGTTTGGAACTGTAAATGAGGTATTATATATTTGTGTTGATGAATTTTGAACTGTTCCTGTACTTGTAGTTGAAGCTACAGGAGTACTTAATCCGGGGGTGGATGTAGATTTATATAAGGAAATTTTAAAAGTTAGTCCGGGGTATGTAGAATAATTAGAAACTGCAAATTGGGGAGTAAAAATTAAATTACAACCTTCAGTTATAGTTATTGGTTGAACGGTATAACCTTTTCCAAAAAATGGATTAGTAGAAATAGGAACATTATTTTGATTAGTTATAGAAATTAAAGGTAAATCTAATGGACTAAAATCGGATATATTAGTAAAGGAAGCAATATTTCCTATATAATCTTGTGACTTATCTGATGTTACTGTACCATTAGTTAAGTCAATATCTTGTAAAAGGATAGATCCTGAAAAGTTAGCATTTGGGGCGCTACCGGATTGGGTGTATAGAATAGGTTCAATATGAGTTCCTCCTCTAATAACAGTTCTGTAAGGATCAAGTGAGGATATGTTTACATTTTTTGTATTAATAAATACTCTTTCACCAGTTTGAAAGGTTTGTTGCATTATTGATAGTGAATCTTTTGAGGTATTAGGAATAACTACAGTACCATCAGCTTTAATTAAATATATAACATTCATTGCTGATGCATTTTCTCTTTCTGGTGGCCATCCACCAATCCCATCACAATATGCTATATATGTTTTTAGGCTTTCTACTGAAGGTAATTTACCATATGTTCCTGTATCTCCTTCGGTCCATTGATTTAAAAGTTGTGAAGTTGATTTTGAACCTTCATATTTTAAAAGGGTAGATTTTTTAGAGGTATAATTTGAATCAGGTACAGTAGCAGGGGTTGCAGTTCCGGAAATTAATAAACCGAAATTAATTGGGGGAGTAATACCATATGTGTAATCTACATCTAAAGCATAAGAATTTGGTCTTTGATCACTAACGCTATTTAAAAGAGCATTATTATCGCTGTTATAAAAATTGGGGTCAGTAATATAAGGTTCAATTATAATAAGATCATTTTCAAGTGCGGAAGGGGCTATACTTTGAGTAACTAAAAGACTACCTGACTTTAGTGTAAAAGAACCTACACTAGGGGTTTGGATAAAAGCAATTAATGCTTCTGTACCTAATGGATAATAAGAAGATGATAATCTTGTAGTAATATTTGATCCTAATTGTATAGAGGAAGATTGTAAAAATGTAAAGGAATTAGAGGAATCAACAGAATATAAAGCAAAGAAAGGATTTCCTGTTATATGAGTTGAATCTGTAGTAATAGAAGCAGTTATTTGTAATGGAACATTAGCGGTTTGTGGAATTGTATAATAACCTGTTGAAGAATTATAGAATCCTGAAGAATTCCCAGTAATAGTATTAAATGAATTTCCACTTCCTAAAATATATTGGGTTGATGGAGCAGGTGATAATGGGTTTATATTTGAAGCAGATACATTATAATCTTTAATATAATTATCTGCTGTATCTGATCCTAATGATTGAACTTGATATAGCCAATATGTTGGGTATTCTGCTCTTGATATAATATTTCCAATAGTTAAATAACCCGATTCAGTAGTGTATTTAATTCTTAATTTAGTAGCTTGTCCTAAAGCTATAGCATTATCAAATCCAGAATTATCAAGTTTATGAATTTTAACATATGGGGATGATAATCCAGTACTACCATCTGGGAGAATTCTTCTGTAAGCTCTTAAAAGTAAAATTTCTCCTTCATCAGGTACTGTTAATGCATTTAAAAATTGATATTGTGCAAAAGGATCAGTAGAAGGTAAACCGTAATTTTGTGGACTGTATCTTACGGGAGTATAATCAAAACTAAGTATTGAATTTGGTAAAGGTGGATTTAAACTTTGAGTAGTAATAATTAATGTAGATCCTTTAAATTCTCCATCATAAAATTCATCTTGTGAATTATGGATTACATTTACAGATCCAGAAATCGTTGGGATTGATTCACTCCAACTTTGGGTTAAATTAAATATATTAGAGCCGGATGGAGCAAAAGCTGTTCCATTAAACATTTCAAATACTCCTGCAGTACCTCCATTAGAATTTTCTACTGTACCCGCATTATAGTCGTTCCATTGTGGAGCTATTGTTCCAGATATTGTAAGATCTTTAGTTATAATAGGTTCGTTCCAAATAATAGAACCACTTTTTGCATATTTAGCTATAATAGAATTAGTATCAACTTGGGGTTGAGGATATTTATTTCTTTCTAAAATATGTTGTTTAATTACAATTCCCGAAGCAAGACTTGTACGAGCAGGTACAAAATCTTTTATCATTTTAAATAATGAATTGTCAAAAAATTTAATTAAACGAACAAAATCAACTAAATTATAATTTTTAGTATATTTTTGAAAATATGAATCTCTTAAAGCATCTAAAGATGGATATGATTCAGCGGAGGACGAACGTAGTCTTGGATCTCCAATATATTCTCCTATATTAAAGTATCCAAGAGAGGAATTAATATCATCATTTACTTCATCTTGTGGTGAAAATGCTACCTCAAGTAAATTTGTGTTTGCTGTATAACTTTGAGATATATTAGCTTGTTGGGATAAAGACATGAATGGAGATAAAACATCCCCTTCAGGAATTACATTATTTTCAATTCTAATTTTATCAGCAATTGCATTTTTAATCCCTACTATTGGTTGATCGTAATAAAAATGTTCTGTATTAGGTACAAATGTAGGTGTTGAATTAAAAGAAGCAGTACTGTTAGATGCAAAAGAAGAAGTAGTAATCCATGAACCCGTAACTTTTGGATGGATTGAATTTGATCCTGTATATAATTCTCCTCCTAAAGGTAATCTAAAAGCTAATTGATCTGCTCCAGAATTTAAAGTATTTCCTTCAATTGAGGAAGGATTCATTACAAAATCTCTAAATACACTTTCACTTATAGGTTTACTGTAGTATTTAATTTCTTGAAAAGATCCGGAAAATTTATTGTATATTTGAGTATTTACAGTAATTGATCCAGAACCAAAACGTGCGTCTGTAGCAGCAACAAAACTTGTATCATTAGCTATAACTGAGGATGAATTAAAAAAACCAATAGAGGTTCCATTTTCACCACCCTCATATATTTTATTCCCCGAATATAATTCAAAATTAGTTGATGCTCCGGTTCCTGTTCTTTTAACCATTACTGACCACCAATCACCATTAAAAAATGGTAAGTAAACACTAGCACTTAATGTAGGTTGGGATGAAAAGTTAGGATGAAAATCTAAATAGGCATATTGGTAGTATGGGTCAATAATTGAACCATTATAAGAGCTAGAAGGAGGAAATACTGTAGAATAAGCTGATCCTGTATAACGAAGGGTTATAGCTGAGGTATTAGGAAATGAATGAAATAAACTTTGAGAATAAGGAATAGATGAAGTTGGTAAACCATTAGTTTTAAACCTAAACATTACTGTTTCAGGTACATTTGAATTTGATCCCCAAGATGAATTTAAAACAAAACTAGAGGAAATAAAATTATCTCCATTTTGTTTATAAGCATAATTAAATTCATTTTGCCAATAATCCCAATCATTTGTATTTGTTTTATCTTTTCCACCATATTCTTTAATCCTTAATATTGTATCAGGAATACCATATGAGGTAATAAGTGCGCGCAAACCCGGCAATGTGCCTTTTGTTTGTAATAGGTATGGCAAATTATGGTATATGCGTTTATATAACGATTTATTAACGTCATCTAACGGTAAATAATCATTTGAAGCAGATATTTTTGTATTAATATACTCATACCCACTAGGGGTAGGTAAAGATCCGGTTATATTTGGAAATGGAAATAAACCACCTTCAGGTGTTAAACCTAAAAATGCTGTATATAAATCCTCGTTTGAAAAATTATTTTGATATAATTTAATTCCAAAATCCCTAATAGCATCCGCTACTATATCTTTTGAAATACCATTTTCTAAACGGTTATCCGCATTGTATTTTTGAGTAACATCTTTATAATATATCCAAATATTATCGTAATGTTGTCCTACCATTTCAATAAATAATTGATATGGATCATTTGCAGGATCTTCTCTTAAATATTCTGGGATAGCATAAAATAGATTATTTTGGTTTAAGTTATCGTAGATAGAAGCTGAGAGAAGTATTCCCCCATAATATGTACTATTTTCATCAGCACTCCCTAACCATGTTAAAACTGTTGGGCTTGTAGAAGAGTATAATGTATAAGGAGGTGATGAATTAGTTTTTGGGTAAGCTAAAGACTCACTAGAATAATATAAATAATAATCATAACCATCAAAATTAGTTATAATGTTATTTATTTTAGATTCATATATAGCTATACTAGCACTTGGGTTATTATTTGTAGTATTATTTAAAGTTGCAATAGAAGATGAATAATTTTCTATTAAACCAACTTTGTAATAAAAATTTTCAATTCTTGATTGAACTGAGCTAAAGTGAATAAAATTAGAAAAATCTGTGTAATCAACATTTATATCAATTTCTTTTTCCTCAAGTAAACTATTTAATTGATTCGTGGAACTAGTTAAAGATGTTAAAACTAAATCCGCATATGATAATTCTAATGATGAATTGTTAACTTGATCTTTTAAATTTAAATTAAAATTAGGTCCCCCAATACTAGTAGTATCTGTAAATACTATAGGAATATCTTCAAAGGTAACTTTATAAGCTACCGGTTCTTCTACAACAGTTACAACCCACAATGTAGAATTTATATCAAATTCATCCGAAAGGGGTTCATATAATTTAATTAATATTGTTGGGTTGGTTGGATCTTGATTATCTAATGAAATATTATTAGATATAAATAAATTATTATCTCCAAAATTTAAATAAAAATCTAAAAAATATGTACTATTTTCTCGTTCCTGTATAAAAATATTAGTTTGTTCAACTAGATCAAATTCAGTTAAAGAAGTACTATCTAATCTGATTTCTGTTCTATCAGATGATATTTCAGTAATATAAAGTTGTTGTAAATCAGAACCAATTTGTTTATTTAAAATATTAAAGTATGTAATATATTCACCTTGGTCATATCCTGAATTAATAAGGGTTTTTTCAGGGTTTATTTCTATTTGGGATAAAGAATTGTTATTTCCTGCAGATTGACCATCATTTAATACTGTGTATTTTAAAAAGGAATAATCTGTTGATAGTAAATTTTTATTATTATCGTATATAAAATATTCAATATAACTATTTGATGTTAAAGATGTATCGATATCAAATTGAGAAAGTAAAGATATATCACTTCCCCCATATGTTTGAGAAGTAAAATCTTGAGTATCTATTTGTGAAATTGATGCAGCCATTATAGTGGGGTAGATATAGTTATTCCTGTTTGTAATTCTATATTTTGTTTTTGAGCATCAAGTAATTCTTCTCTTAATTGAGCAATTTCTTCTTGTAAAGCTTCTATTTCTTCTTGATTAACATCAAAATTGATATATTCACTACTTTTTGTAATTAAATATTCATGTGAATTAATTTCACCTAATTCAGGAATATCGTAAAATAAATCATTATACATACTAAAAAATTGATCTGTAGTAGGTTGATTATTAATTGTTTCTTGAATTGATTGAACTCCTAATTGAGTGAAGGATGTGTTTATTACTTTAGCATACTGTCCTTTATCATATACTTGTTTATTAAATTTTATATTTTCACTCATCCGTTTATAACTTTAAAATAATAATTATCATCAAATATTAATGTTGAACCATTAATTATAGTTTTAATTAAAATTTTATAATATCTTTCTGGTTCAAGGCCACTCATATAAACACTAAAATAATTTCCTGTTAAATCAGAACTAATTTGGGTATATTGATCATCGAAGTTAACAACAAATTCATTGGTAGCCAAGTCTTTTATGGCATAATATGAAGAAGTAGGTAAATAATTTAAATTAGTAAATAATGAAGACGTTTGATATACACGATTTGGGTATAAAGGACTTACATTTACATTAAATTTATTTATACTTGTTGGATAAAATACACCTGAATTTTGAGATAAAGACATTTTAATGTCTGAAGTAGTTACGATGCTTCCAGTTAGTGGGCCTGTTAATACAGATTGGTAGTCTCTCCATCTAAATTCTAAGCATGGAGGGTAAATTGTGTTTGTGTCAACACTGTAATATTTAAATTGAGGTTGAACATGTTGATTTGAATTGAATTCAAATGAACTTGATAATTTAACTATAAATCCATAATTTGGAATTGCATTGCCTATCCAACCATCAACTATATTATTAACATTAGCTTCAATATCTTTAATAGATCTTGGGTAATAACTTAAATTAACGGAGCTGCTAGGGGAAAAACTTGCTATATAACCAGGAAAAACATATCCTGCAATTACATAAAATCCTCCATTAGGATCATAAAACCAATTACCACCTCCTATACCACCACAAATGCTACTGTATGAGCTAGTGTAAATATAATTACCACTAGATCCAGAATATGATCCTGATGGGGACCATGGGTTTGAGCCACTATAACTTGCATATGTCCATGATGCTCCATCCGTAGTTTGTGGATTATTTGAGGTGTATCCTGTTCCATTATTCCAAGATTGGGCTACAGGAAGAATTTCTAGTAATGTATTTTGGTTTATACCTTGGGCTTCAGCTATAGAATTTTTAAAATAAATATCATAAGAACTACTTCCTATTTTATTAGAATATATATCTATAATTTCATCTTGATCAAATTGAACTAAATATCTAGCTACTTCAGGAGTTCCACTTAAATTTAATTTATTAGATACCTCTAATATAGCATTTAATCCAGTATTCATAGAAGGATTAGAGCAATATAAAGTAGTATCTTGAGTAGGGAATATTTTATATACAGCCATTAATATATTTTATTATAAATATAGCATTATAAAGGAACTACTTTACCTTTTATGTCTTGGTTAGGATATTTTAATTCAAATATACTAGGGTCTAATGAAGGATAAACTACTTGATTTTGTGTAGCTCCCTCTATATCGTAAGCATATTGTGAGTATCCTGTTGAAGTTCCTGCTTTATTTACAATAGATACATTTTTTACTGTTTGAACGCCTTTAATTTTATCAAGCAAAATATATAAATCTCGTATCATAATTGGTTGATTTAATTGCCATTTATCAAGTAAAAAATATGACTGTATAGATGATATACAAGACAATAAAACTTCATTATTATTATATTCAGGTAATACTATAATTTCAAAATTTACTCCAATATTAATAATATATGCATCTCTAATTTCTATATTATCCCCAATCATTCTATATTGAGATAAATAGGTTCTTAAATTATTTTTTAAAGTTGTATTAGCATAATCTAATTGCCCAGAAGAATTTAAAGATAAAACATATAAACTTAAAGTTTCAATTGTTGATACTTGATTATCTGTTAATTTAGGTTGTTCAATATATGCTTTTGAAACCGCTCCATATTCAGAGGGCATACTTAAAGCTCTAACTAAATAATCATCTGCGGTAACTGAACGTTTTTGAGATGCAACTAGTGCTAGCGTATTTTGGCGAATTTCCTCTAATGTGTCTCCTCCTCTTCCACCAGTTGCTGCTATTGGATTAGTTGCGGAAAGTGATGCAAAAATATAATTTGAGGTTGTAGAATTTAAATTAAAGTTATTAAATCTAGTATTACCTGTATTTAAATTAGTTAAAGAATTTGCAGTAATGTTTGAATTTACCCCACCACCTGTTAGATATCTAACTGTTAATGTTGTGTTAGCAGGTGAAATCCCATATGTTCCGGTATATAAAAAATTAAGTGGTGAAAATGCTGTAGTTAATTTATCTTTTTTAAAAGGTAATCCAATACCTACATTATTGGGGTTTGGAGTAATTTCTTCAGTTGTATCACTTGGTGAACCCGCTCCAAATTGAATTTGTAAATTTGATAAAGATGTAAATCGAGTAGCAAATCTTCTTGCAACTTTTTTTAATTTTAATAAAAATGGGGTGTTATCTATTTTATTTGGATCATTAATGTTAGTATTTTTTATTGAATCAAATACCATTTCTTGTGCTAAATGATCTACTTCATACCATATATTACCATCAGAATCAGTAATATCTAATATTTTTATAATATTATTAGCTTGTATATTTATAGTTGCAAATTGTTGAGGTGCTCCAAAACTAAAACTAGTTGTGTTAATAGTAGATGAAATAGCATTTCTACTCTTTTTTAAAAGAAAATATTGTGGTATATTTCCAGATATTTGATATACAGAAACTTCAGTAGGATCTAATGAACTTGAAACTGAAAAATCGATTTTATCTTGAATGATAAATGAAGCTCCATTTTGAGAAGTAATAGTAGTATTTTCATTAATTGTAGTAGCATAACTATAATCAGGAATATAATTACCAGTACCATCATTAATTGAAGGTAATTGTTGATAAAAATCAACACTAGTTTGGGCAACTCCTGTTGTTTTTGGCCTATAACCAAACATATATGCTAATTCAAATACATTATTTGTTTGTTGGGCATATTGAATAAATGTTTCTTGAAATTGGTTATCTAAATAGAAACTTAAAACATCTCCCACATAAGAAGATTGTTCCATAAACATCATACCTGGTGAGGTTGATGAAAAGTCGTTATATGTTGCGGGGAAATATGTTTGAGAAAATTCTATTAATCTTGATCTAAAGGATTCAAAATCACGATTAATATATTTTATATCTCTATTAGTTTTAGCCATTTTTTAAAATTGAAAAGTTAAGTTATCATTGATATTAGAATTAGCAATAGAATATTTCAATTGAACTACTACTGAATTTTCATCATCTCTTTTAAGTACATCTAATGAGTTAATTATAACATTTGGAAAATATGTTTCTAATTTTAAACTTACGTTTTCTTTTAATCCATCTAGTGAATTTTCTGAGATTTGTTGGAATATAAAAGATCTTAAACCTCCACCAAAAGTAGGATTTAATGGTCTTTCTCCAGGATTAGTTAAAAAATAGTTAATTAAATTGTTTTTTATAGCGTCGGATGTTAAATAATTTGATTCAAAAACAGAAGGTCCACTAAATGGTAGATTTACCCCAACTGCAAGATTTGGATTTAAATCAATCGGATTTATTAATTGTGGATTAAATGCCATTATTTACTATTTAAAAGACCCATTATTTGATCCATACCTAATTCTCCAGCTCCTAAACTTCCGTTTACAGGATCACCCATTTGTGGGGTAAAAGATTGAGCGTTTTGGGAGGTAAAACTTAAAGCTGTTTCTCCTAATACCTCAGCATATTTTGACCTAAAATCTATTGGTGGTGGTGCATAAGATGGATTAGGGGAAGTAACAGGAGTATAAGATTCTCTTACTATTTGTTTAGAAGATTTTACGGCTTCTAATAAAATATCCTTTAATTCTTCTTGAATTGCTTCCCTTACGGCTTCTTTAATTAATTTTTTAAAATCTGTACTTTTCATATGTTTATAAATATAGGGTTAATCTGCTCTTAAATCATTTGTTTGAATATAAAATACAAGTTCATCTATTAGTATTTGATCAATTGAACTAAATGACCATTCTCCTGTTAACATTATTACACCTTGTTTATTTGTAGCTATAGCTCTTCTACGTTTTATGGATAATGTTGATATTTGTGGTTCTGTTTCAACCCCCATTGTAAATCCATTTACATTTGTAACTACTGGGGATTCTTGGTTTGATTCGTCTGTAGTAATTGCTGTTAATTCTGCAGAAATTTGTTCTTGATTAGCATCAGGGTAACAATATTGAACTAAATTATCTAAAAGACTTAAATATTGGAGAGCTTGAGTTATTACTGATTTTAGTAAGGTTAATGGGGAAACTAAATTGTCTATTTTTCCTTGTTCACCTTTTATTTGATTTTTTAATAAATTAATTACATCTCCTGATTTATTAATAACACCAACAGGGATACCAACTCCAGGAGGAATTGAAGAAGGTAAAGCTAACGAAGCTATATCTAAACCTGAAATAGTTGTTGATGTAGTATCAATAAGTTTTTTGATTGAGCTAATAAATTTTTCAGTAGATTGAATTACTTTAAGAAGTCTATTTAATTGTTTTACTAATCTATTTTTACGTGAAATAATTTTAGCTAATTCTGGTTGAGTAGGACATGTAGTTTGATTTTGTATATCAGAAATTTTAGTTGTTCCTTTATCTATTAATTTATTAACTTGAGTAACTCCAAACCCAGCAATTAAAGTTAATATTAAAGGGATTAAACGACTTTTAACATTAATTATAGAAGTTGTTAATTTTTTTTGGAAAAATGAAGATGAAGTTTTTATTGATTTAGTTAAACCATTAATTTGGCTATCTGTTAATAAACTAGAGTTTATTTTATCTTGATCTAAACTTTTTTGAATTAATTGAAGTTGGATTACTCCTAAATTAGATTTAATAGTACCGTCTCCAAAATATGGAGTAAAATTTTGAGGGGTATATCCTTTTAAACTAACAGAAATACTTATTTTTTTATCTGTAGTTGTTTTTCCTTTAAGGATAAATTGCCCATTAATTTTTGAAGTGGTTTGATTTTGGTCGTTAGTTGATATTTTTGCTCCAGAGATTTTTTTATTAGGATTAGTAGAATCAACAACCGTTCCTTCTATTGAATATTCTATTTCAGAAGGGGAAGATACAGGTGTTAAATTGGTATTATTTGAAAAATCATTTACTGGGTTTGTTATTGGATTTGTTATTAGGGTTGTAAGTATACCAACTACAGGTATTAGAGTAGGAGACGTATTTCCAGTTTCAACAGGAACGTCTCCAATAGGAGTAATATCAATTTCAGCTAGTTGTTCTTGTAATGGATCACTCATTCTACTTTTACTTTTTTAGATGCTAAACTATCTAGACTAGCTTCAATTGTAGCTAATGCTTGAGTAGCAGTTAAAGATACTACATTTAAGGGACCATTAGAAATAGGAATACCAGCAGGAAACATTTGATCAAGTTTTAAAACATTAGCAATACTTTTTAAAATTGATGTAATTTGTTTTAAAGTAGTTATTGTTTTATCTCCTAATAATACAGGATGTGAAGCATTTTGAGATCCTAAATATAAATTAGTAGCATCTAATACTATATCATTTCCTATTAAATTTATTTCATCATAACAAGTTAAACCTATTGATTTTTTAGAACCTAATAATATACTATCTTCTTTAGAATTTATTGATATTTGACCTGAATTTATTAATATTTGGGGAAGGGTATATTGCCCAGGAAAAGTTGGAGATTTAATCCATCTTTTTTCTTCTTCTCTAGCTAATTTAAATGGGATTTTTTGAGTTGAAGTTAAATAAATTGATGATAAGTCATTATTTATATTTTCTGTTATAGGAATCCAACCCTCGTCACTTGTTTTTGTTGGTTGTCCATTTCTTAAAATAGTAATAGGATCCCCATTTTTACCAGAATTAGACCAATTATTTTGAATTTTACTAGGAGAGAAAATATTAAAATCAGATCTAGCGGTACTTCCAAAACGCAAACTTTGACCATATCTTCCTTCTAATAAAGAATCTCCCATAAAAGGTAACAATGGATGTATATTTATTTTTTCTCTAAATGTATTTGATGTAGGATTAGAGCCATTTAATTTTATATCTGTACCACTATCTGTAACTCTTCTAACACTTCCTGATGTAGATGATGGGTAGTCTCTTGTTTGTTCTTCATCATTTAATCCATCTAATAAATTTGGGTATGCATTGTGGTGAGGATGGTTCCAAATACCTAATGGACTCATATAAAAATATGATTCATTTGATGATACAAACCCCATAGATTGGTTTGGTAAAGAAATTAATAAAACTATTTCATTTATTAATGGATAAGTTTTTAATTGAGCATCATAAGGTAATGCAAAATTTGGGTAAGATTTAGTGCCAGATTTATTTACAATTTCATAAAATATAGCTCCTATTCCATTCCATTCTCCTACAAGTTTATAATATTGGTGTTTTTCATTTAAAACAATATCTATTACTCTAGCCGCAACTACTTTTCCTTGAGCATCAGACGCGCTTCTATCTAATCTACGATCACCTGAAGTTGGGGAGTTTAGTGTATTTCCTGTTCCAACTTTCATTATTATTGATCTTTAGGATTAAATTTTTTAATTTCAGATAATAATTGTGCTTTTTCATCATCAGTCATACCAAAAGATTCCTCCTCTGATTTTCCAGAAGATAAAGCACGTTGAGCTATATTAACCATTTTAATCAATTGCTCATCATTTTTAATACCTAATTCCATATATTCTTTAATTAATGGAACAATTAATGTAGCATCACCAATATCGTTAATTAATGGTTTTAATTCACCAATAAGTGCAGAAATTTGAGCTTCCTTTTTCTTTTGGTTATCGTAAATTTCTTTTAAGAGATCAGAAAATTTTTTCTTACCCCAAATGTTAGATTCTAAATTATTCATATGAATATTTTTGGGTATAAATATAGAAAAATACTAAAGTTTAAAATCTGTATATCCTTGTTCTAAATAAAACAAATAATTTTTCTTAAATATTTCGTATAAAGATGTTGCTATTTTTGTAATTTTTGGAGTTTTAGCATCTGGAACCATCTCATGTATGTAGATGTAAAGTGCTTTTTTATTAAAGATGTCAATTCCCTCTCGTTTACGAAATAGCTCTAAAATTGCATCTGCAATCTTAGCATCATATGGTTTAGGGAAGGTTTTATATATGTTTAAACTAACGAATTCAACGTATTCATCCATAAAATTAGATAAACGATCATTTGAAGATGATTGATCTAATGTATATGAATGAGTATCGTCTTTTTCTAATTCATCCGTAGAAACTTTTTTAACTTTGCTTTTGTAGTTTTTATCGTTGTATAAAATACACCAACGTTTAACAATAGTGCCAAAGTAAGAATATGCTTTAGCCCCTTTTCTTGGATCAAACAAATGAATTTTTGAAAGTAAGAATACAATGATTTCATGTTGTAAATGTTCTAGATTATCTACCTCAGTATGGTAGAATTTAAATGTGTGAATAATATTTTGAGTAAGTTTAAAAAACGCATAGTGAATTTTTTCTTCATATATGCTACTCCGGATTACTGAATCAGAGGTATTATTGTATAATACAATAGCGTCTTCTGTCTCTTGAGTAAAGTAATTTTTGCTTACTTTCTTTTTTGGAGACACTTTAGTTTGTTTTTCTGAGATTAAATTCATTGAGGATTTCCTGTACTTTAAGTATTGATTGAAATATAACCCCAACTTCATCGTCTTTTTCAAAAACTCCACCACGGTCTAACTCTTTTAATTTCTTGCCAGAGATTTCTATGGTTCGAGATAAATTATCTAAATACGTTAGATAACCCGCAAGTATGTCTTCTTGCTTTTCATTTTTTTTAAGTAAATTAAAAGTAGTAAATCCTAGAATTACTACTAATGTTGCTAAAATGCATAATATAACTATCATAAGCTGTTAAATATATTTTTTAAACCTTCACTTTTAAATGAACCTAAAGCTTTGGTTTTGGTTGATAATTTTTTAGACATGTTTGGTTTATTCCCCAATGTAAAATTAGTATTTTGCTTATCCACGGACTTTTTACCTTCTTTTAATCTAGGCAACCACTCACGTTCAAATTCAATACGCGCTGCCATTAAATCTGCTTGATGTAAGATAAAAGGTAATGAAGTTCTTGGTTTTTGTTCTGGCATATAAGGCATTAAATATTTTTCATTTGCTTTATCATATAAACCATCATGTGTTTGGATAGCAATCATTTCATTAAATGTATAAGATATACCATGTGATTGAAGTAAAAATAAACCTCTATCTGGAACTGAAGCAAATGGAACTTTAGTATTAAACATATAATCCTCTCCTAATTTTTCACGTCTCCAATTATCAGTTTGGGGTATATAAGAATCTTCATCTTCACTTCCCATTTTACCTAAATCATGATTTAGTGCTGAAAATACAAGTTCTTCAGTTGTAAATGTAGACATATCACATCCTTCCTCTTCCCATAATGTAGCTTGCTTAATAGCACATCGAATAACGCGTAAAACATGCTCTACATATCCTCCGGGGAAAGCGTTATGGTATTCTTTTTTATGCGCAGCAGGCATTAACATTAAACGTTCTGAATATTGATCATAAAATGTTAAAATATTTTCTTTACGTGGTTCGGAAATATATTTTTCAATATAATTCATTAATTCAATCCAATTTCCTTGGATTTGTTCTGGGGTTAGATTCATAACTTTTATTTATTAATTTATTAATTTTCTCTTTCAACAATTGATTGAGCGTCTTCCCTCAATTCTAATACTTCTTGTAATACTAATTTTGCTTTTTCAAGATCTCTTTCGTTTAAAGCATTTCTTAAAACTTTTAACCGGTTTTCAATAGACTCCATCCGTCTCAATAATAATTCTTTATTTTTCATTTTATTTTATTTGATTATTTAATTTTTATCTATATATTTCAATCATTTTAAAATCAAAATATGATTAAAGGTAATAACTTTCTTTTACTTAACCAAGCATTTTTCAATAAAATCTTGTATTTTTTTAAGGAAAGCACATTTTTCGTACTCTTCGGTACTTTCAAAGTAATTGATAGACAATTTTACCGCAACAAGAAACTCATCACTTGCATAATTACTTAAAGCAAGTTTCCATTCCTTATTTCTAATTTTGCAACTTTGAATCCAATAATATGCTCTTGTGTACATCATATACTCCCCAGCGTCATCAACTCCTTTCATATCTAATTCAGGGTCAGATTTAGAAAAGAATTTTAAAACTTGCTTTTTAAATACAGTACCATTCATGATTAATTTTTTAAACATACCAAGTTTAAAATGAGGAGAATCCTTATATTCACTTATATCATCTAAAATCTTTCCAGTTTCTTTATTTGTTCCATCATCAGGAAACCCAAACATAGCAAATATTCCATTAATTGACATACTTATATGTATATATTATTTTAAAATTAAATCCACGTGTTAATATGTTGATTAATCATAAATAAATATTAGAGGTATTTTCTTCCTATTTTTTCAATAATACTTTTAGCTTCCTCTAGGGTAACTCGAAAAAATTCCCTTTGTTTATTTACACGTTCTAATTTAAAAAACTTGTGTACCTCGGATTCAATACGCTCACCTTTATAACATTTGTAAGCCCATTCAACTTCATAACCTAATGGAATTCCTGTTCCTCTACTTAATTGAATTGCTCTATTAAAGGGATCACTTTTAGTATAACCGATTTTTAACATTCCCGGCATCGCAGGATTAGATAAGACATAAACCCATTCATCACCATCCTTGCCAACGTAAAGACCTCGTTTTTTACACGTGTAATACGTTAATTCATCCCAACCATCACTTGATGTTTTAATAGTAAAATATGCAGGGGGGTTATTTGAGTAATCTTCCGAACAAGGAATAAATTCTTTAGCTTCTTCTTCAGTTAAACGTTCCATAACTTAAAATCTAGCTCCGGAACCTTTATACCATGGTAAGCCTTCTCTGCTTTGTAACATTTCCTTCCACTTCTCCTCCGTATATTTGATTCCATTTATATAATATTCCCGTTTACGGTTATTACCCTCAGGTATTAAAGCGGGTCCTTCCCAATTGTGTAACTTACCATCAAACGTGTACATTATAGTGCCATCTGCGGTTGTTAACTTTTTTGAGGGTTTATATGATTTATTTTCCATCGGTAAATGATTTTAATGATTTTTTAATGTCTGAGATCTCTAGGGCATGGATTATGGCTGTTAATCCAAATCCAAATACCATTAACGCTGAGCCAAATATCATTAATGTTTCCCAACTATTGCTAAATCCAATGAGGAGTAATATTTGAGCAATAGCCATTCCACTATTTAAAATTAATGGGAGTAAATGACTTTTAATTTCTTGTTTTAGTGATTTAATTTTTTCTTCTTTCATGACCTTTATTTTTAATTATTTATACAATTAATATACGAATAAAAGATAAAAAAGCCTAGGATTTATTTAAGAAATGGAAAGAGAATATGCTCCTGTTCCTCTTAAACGATAGGTAGTACCTAAAATAGGGACCACTGTTGGGTCAAAATCAAAAGAGCTTAGTCCTGGTGGAACAACTACACTAGCTATATATGAGGAAGTAACTAATCCCCAAGGATTTATAGAGGATGGATTTGTTGGATCCATATAAGGATGTATATCATTTGTATAGGTCCCAATAAAATTTTTAGGTGAACTAGCTTCATAAAAACCAGTAGAGGTAGGTATGGTTTCTAAAGTAAAATATGAGGAACCACTTGGGTTATTAAATTCAAATCTAGTATATCCAACAAGAGTTTCTCCAATTGATCCTGATCCGTATAGTTCGGTGTATGTGTAAGATGCCATTTATTTGGTATCTTGAGAAGTTGCTACGTGGGAACCATCACAATTTCCATTAGGGTCTTGGGATAATCCACAAAGACATTTTGTACCCTTAGGGCATGTTTCTTTTTCCATTTTATTTATTTTTTAGTGTGCCAACTGAATAAACCGTTAAGCCATTTCTTTCTTTCGGTGCAACCACATTCTTCTAACCCAAACCAACTTTTATATCGTTCTTGGGTAATACCAAATTTAGTTAAAGTTGATTCAAGAACATCTCCTAAACCTGTAATTTCATTGGGGTTAGTAGTTTCGTGGATTCCTTTGTTTTTTAATTCATTGATCACTTGATCCATTTCTTGTCTAATGTCGCTCATAATTTTTATTTGTTTATAAATACTATAATTTTTTAAAAGTCCATGAAAATAAATTAATAATTTCCATTCCTCCACAAAAAAGGATCCCAAAGTAACCTAAGGCGAGGTAAAATGGTAATTTGATTATTCTATATATCATAGTAATTAGTTTATTCGTTTAATATACATATATATCCTATTGTAAACACGCATTTTTTTTAAAAAAAAAGATTTGGGATTTTTGGGGTTTTACATTTTTTATGGGTTTTAAAATTTGGGATACATTGTGGGGATATTTTATTTTAATATATAAGGATATACAATGTCGATGAGTGAAGAGTTGTAGTCGATGAGTTAAGTCATATAATTCGCGGACCACCACACCACGCGCCATATTGACACCGGCGCGCGTGGGGCCATACGACCATATTACGCCCATATATATACCGCCATACGCCGTACCGCCCGCCACCCTTATACTAGGGTCTATTGTACTTTAAAAAGCGAGTTCAAAGTTATCTAATATAATTTGAAGCGCTTCTTTTGATTCTACCAACTCAACATCTGATTCTATATCTAAAGCCGACATTAAGCACTTAAGCGTCATCCATCGTTCTCTATACTCTTTAGTTATTTGGCTTTCTTTACCATTATTTACTTGAGATTTTTTTAATGCTAACCAAGCTCTTGCTTCTGTGGATTGAATCGTTTTAATCATGTCTACCTTTTTCATCATATCTTTTATCATTTTTATTTATACCACAATATACGAATCAGATCTTAATAATTATATTCCCGTTTTAGCCGTTAATATATCATCCATCATACCAATTAATTTGCCTAAGTGGCCTTTACTGGCTAATTGGTCTAAATTATACTCATCAACCTCCCAATATGAACCACAACACTCCCCACCACATGGATATTCTACCAATGTACCTAAGTAAACCAGATCATCCTCAAAATCGATCCCTCGAATGGTAAGTCCATCACTGATCTCCTCATTCCATAATTCATCCGCAAAATCAATATCCTTGATCTTACCAAAACCCTCAAATCCAATATATGCCAATCCATATTCTACCGCTGTCATATTTTTTTTTATTTATTAATAATGTGAATAAATCCCATAATGAGACCTACTGTTAAAATTGTCATTAATGCTGCGTACATATCTTTTTAAATTTAATTATTATTTCTTATTTATACCACAATATACGAACCTGATCTATGATTTCTATGTCCTTAATTAGCCCATATAATCGAGTGTTCAAATTTCAGGTAGTGAGGTGCGTACACAATCTCACAAGCCAATTCTTGTTTAACCAAAAACAACAACATCATCATTTCATCCATTTCTTTCTTTCTCATAAAAATAAATCAGTTAAAATATCCAAAATCAATACAGTTATTAACACTAATACCATGCTAACCAAAATCCCCGTTACCACCATCATGAAAATAAACTCATTAAAATTAATTTAAATCCTATTAACAACATTGTTAAACCAATACAAACTCCTATACCTATCATTTACTTATTAATTTTAAAATTAATACTACATTCAACAACAAACTTACATAAACTAAACTACCTATCATTTTCTTTTATTTTTTAATTATACATCAATATACGAATCATATTTTGTTACTCTCTGTCCTCAATTAATTTTTGTAACTCATAAAATTTATCTAATAAATCATCATCACCTAAATTCTCTAACATATTCTCAAACAAATCTTGTACATCAATACTTACTACAGTTCCGTTATCTAATATTAAATCTGTTTCACTTGAATCTCTATTATCTGTTTCTTTAATGTTAACTCTTTTCATATCTTATCGTTTTTTAATTATACATCAATATACGAACTAAATATCAAATTTACTATTCCCATAATCACACCATACATTAATGCTGAACTCAACATCACACTCCAAGTCACGAAAATTACTTTTGTCATTTACTTTTTTTTTTAAATTTATATTATTTTCTTTATTTATGCTATAATATACGAAAGCAGCTTTAATTAGCTGCTTCCATTATTATTTATTAACTGCTTATTCCTAAGCAGCTATTTCATCAGTTACACTCTTAATCATTTTAGGTCGTCCTCTTTTAACTAAACCTAACTCTCTTTTTTCATTTAACTCTTTAATCCTTAATTGTCTTACACTGTTTTCATTTACAGGACGTCCTAATTTCAACTCTCCGTTTACTCTTTTACTCTCTAACTCACTAATCCTTAATTGTCTTACACTGTTTTCATTAACAGGACGTCCTAACTTTAACTCTCCGTTACTACGTTTTAACTCTAACTCTTTAATCCTTAATTGTCTTACACTGTTTTCATTTACAGGACGTCCTAATTTTACACTTTTAACTTCACTTTTCATAACTTTTCTTTTTTTTAATTTAATTATTTATTTTCTTTATTTATACTGTAATATACGAATTATATTTTGTTTTACTTATTCCTTAACAAAACTTATCTAACAATCCTTTATTTTCTAATTTAATCAAACAATTATTAACATTAAAAGGATTTTTTCTTTTATAATTTTTTAATTCTTCATTTACTAAATCTAAAAACTCACTTTCATCATTATTATCTACAAAATCAACTCCATCATATTCATTTATAAACAAATTTAATTCTTTAATACTTTCAAATTTCATAACTTTTCTTTTTTTAATTATACCTCAATATACGAATTATAATTTGATTTACTTATTCCCAAAACAACTTTTATGAAAACATGCCATTACATCAGAATTTATAAAATAATTCTGTTCACAGATGTTTTTAAATGTTTCTTGATTTACTATTGTTTTATTCTCTAATAAAAACAATTCTTCGTTTAATCCTGTTAAACGATTTTTTAATATAATTACAACTTTTTTCATATGTTTCTTTATTTATACTGAAATATACGAAATCTCATTTACTAAACTTAGTCCTTAAACAGAACGATAGCCTACATCTCTTGTGCAAGCTTTTTACTTTATAATCCAAGCGCCACGTTTGGCTATAATCGCGGTGTGAAGTTTTCAATGATCACCTTACATACTCATTCACACACGAATACTGATGTTTCTACCGTTTTTGTTTACTAAGTGGCGCCTTTCTGTGTCCTAAAACTGTTGCGTTGCCCGTTTCTATTTCCATTGCGGGAGATACCATCGTACTCATTAATACATATGGTAAGATACGAAATCTATCCCAGGTATCCTAATTTTTTTTAATATCTTTTTAATTTCTTTTTAACATTCTTTTAATTTTTTTCCCAATTGTTCATGTAATGTTCACGTTATGTTCACAAGTTTTGTATATACTTTTGGAAAGACATGTAAAGGTGCGTGGTTGCTGCGTGGAAGGGTTATCCCCAATATTTCCTTACAATATCCATTGCATTCCCCATTTTCCACATACCATTAACGATTTTCATTCTTATAATATCCCTGTTAATAATCTTCGTTCCCCATGTTGATCTACTTGTCATATGTTAATTTCTTTATTTACGTTAATATACGATAATCTCCTTGGTTTTAATAGTCCCTATGTTTGTTGATAATCTTCGTTTTATACACGTTTAGTTAATCAATTATCCGTTGCTTTATAATTTATCTAGTTCAAATTCAATTGATGATTTCATATTCAGTAATGCCTGGACATATCCTACTCTATAGTTATCATCTCCAATTAATGGTGATTCCATTATCATTTCGTTATTCTCCTTTAGTAATCTCTCTAGTATTTCTTTCATGTTTTCTTTTAATACATTAAATAATCACTTATTTGTTCTCCAATTCCTACTCCATTAAATGTTACCTCGTAACTTGGATCCATTCCCCCTAACATTACAGCCTCTATTAATTCCTCTAATGTGTTAAATTCTACTGTGTAATAACTACAATCTAAACTATACATATCTTTTTATTTTCTTTATTTAATAATTAAAAACAAACTCTACTACTTCCTCTGAGTTAAAAGAATTAAATATTCCATCTTCACTCTCATCATCTTCCCCATAAACAATATACTCAGCAATTCCTTTTTTATTTTGAGTAAAACATGTTATTAATAAAGATTTAAACTCAATACTATTCCCTGTAAAACCAAAATCTTTTAATTTTTTAATTTCTAAATTTAATTCTTCTTTTTTCATATGTTTCTTTATTTATACCACAATATACGAAATTTATTTTAAATAACTTATTCCTCTGCTTTTATTCTATTAAATACTTCCTGTATACTTTCAATTACTTTAAATCCACCATTGTTATGTGTTGTGGTTCCTATTACGGTGTATTTTTTTGGCTCACGATTAAAATCTTTTTCTTCTACCTCATATAAATGTCCTATCATATCTATGTTTATATAGATAGATTTTTTGTCACTTAATGTTGTTACTTTAATTGTTCTCATAACTTTTTCTTTTTATTTATCTGCTAATTACTGATTCGATTGCTGATGTGCCTGAATTAATCATTCTTATCACTTCATCCCATCCTTCATGGTCTGCGGTCCATTCAATTTCATGTTTTCCATATTTCATTTGCCAATTTGGTACTGCAAACCCCATTCCATCTATTTTAAAATCACCATCACTGTTTTTCTTAAATCTCAAATGTCCAACATTATCACACATACATGATATTGTTTTGAATATTACTTCCCTTGCTCCTTCTTTAATAGCTAGTTTAGGTGCGTTTAATCTTAATTCTCTGAATTTGCTCATAACTTTTCTTTTTATTTATACTGTAATATACGAAAAGAAGCTTACGCTTCTATGTCCTTAATTAATTCACTTTCTTTAACTGTATAAATCATAACCATTTTCCCTCTATAATTGTCATGTTCAACAGCATAAGTAATTTCATTACCTTCCATTCTTAAATTTTCCAATTTATTTATCCAACAATCATAAATAGTACATTTCATTTTTGGAAATCCTATTATTTTAACTTTATTACCAATTTCAAATTTCATAACTTTTTTCTTTATTTATACCACAATATACGAAAAGAAGCTTACGCTTCTATTTCCTTGATTAGCTTTTTTACCAAAAACAATATCTCGTCCTTTACATCATTGTGTATAATGCTTTCATTAACAAGTTCCTTTAAATAGGTTTGTAGATCTTCCATAACTTTTATTTTTTATACAATTAATATACGAAATCAAATTGGATAACCTATGTCCCTAGCTCCAAAATCTAGCTCTTCCATTTGTTCAAGTATAAACAATGCCTCTTCATTACTCATATTGTAGCGAATTTATCTTTTTTAGTCATTAATTTGACTTTACCAATCACTTCGTCAATTTGCATATCAACAAATCCTTGTGTCATAAACGGCCGTTTACCAGCTGCTTCTGCATTTGCTATTTCTTGCTTTAATGTATTTTTATACATTTCTAATCCTGTAATAATTGCATGTGATTCAAATCCATTTAACTTTGTCATAACTTTTTTCTTTTTATATTAATTTCTTTATTTATACTGTAATATACGAAAGCCCTTTTGATTAAGGGCTTCCTTTATTTATTTTAATTAATCTTCACTTGGGGTGAATTCGGAAGAACTTACTTCTTCCTTCTGGATAAACTCGTCTAAGCAGGCAGTAACATGATCCATGATTCCTGACACATTAACAGACGCGGCTATCAATTCAACTCGGTTATCATAGTTTATTTCAAATTCTGCACTATCACAATCAACCAAATCATTCAATGAATTGTTATCCAATGATCTTTCGATCTGATCTGCAATCTCCTCAGCTAGTTCTTCTGTAAGTCCTCCTGTTTCAATTTGCTTAATTAATTCAATAACTTTATCAATATCAACTTGTGATGATAATGCCTTTGCTGCGTTTAATTGTTCAATTAAATTTTCTTTTTTCATAATTTTTCTTTTTTTATTTATACTGTAATATACGAATCTTATTTTAATTTTAATATTCCTTTAATTAACATTTCATTTAATCTTTTAATAGTATTCTCTATAGTATCTCCTTCACCTTCAGAAGCATTTTTAGCAAATTCCTCTAACGAATTAAATTCATTTTCACAGTATGCTTCATCAACAAACATAGCAGCATCAGTAATTAATATCTCTTCATCACTCATCAAATCCCAATAATCATAATCAATTGAATCTTCTTCAGCAAATCTATTATTAATTAATTCTAATTCTTTTTCTTTTACAAATTCTAATTTCATAACTTTTCTTTTTTTATTTTTATTTATACTATAATATACGAAAAGGAGCTTATGCTCCTTCGTCCTTTATTATAATTCGTTATTTCTAAATAATAATTTCAATTCATTTTCTATTCCATTAGTAATTAACTCTGCTTCTTTTTCTTCAATTAATTTATTCAAATCAATTCCTAATTCTAATAGTTGTGCTTTGAATTGTTTAAATGATGTATAATCTGCATCAATATCTATTCCTAGAAATTTTACATTATCAATATCTATACCTAAATCCATCTCAACAATTAATTTACCTAATTTATCTCTACTAATACAGGCCTGGTGTATTAATGTTAACTCAATTGCATCATTGTTACCTAATTTTACTTCTGTTTGGAAGCCTACCATTAATGTTTTGCTTGTAATTTTCATAACTTTTTTCTTTTTTTATTTATAATATAATATACGAATTCTATTTTACTTATTTTATTCCTTTAATTAAAATTTTGCAATTTACTACAAATTGTTTCCCAAAGTAACTCATATTTTATCTCAAATTCCGTTGCTGGTGTGTCTTTAAAGCTTTCTCTTGTTATCTTTAATGACGATTCCCATTCTACATCGTTCATTGTAGAATCGATCAGTTCCACCAACTCATTGTCTGATTTTCCTTTCAATATAGATTCCGAGTAGCCCCAATCCTCTTCCATTTCTTCTATCGAGTCGTAATTTAACAATTCTTCTTGTAATCTTACATCTCTTTCAAACTGTAATTCTTTTAATGCTGATTCTTTAAATTTCATATCTTATCTTTTTTATTTATACTATAATATACGAATTCTATTTTACATCTCTTATTCCTTTATTAAGGTTAAAGTAGATGTCTTAACAATGTAGCGTCGGGTTTCATTTTGAATAGCACACGTTGTGTCGCCTTCTTTATACCACACCAACGTCCAAACACCTGAGTATGATAGGCATTTTACTTTGTCGCCTTGTTTCATTTTTGTAGGTATTCTCTTTTATATCTATCTAAAACCATTTCTTGAGCTTGTTTATTTGCTTCTAATTCCATGTTTGGTTTAATTTGCATTTCTGCCATTATTTCTACTAAAACACCCCATGTTCGTCTTGATAGTGTTGTGTATCGATGATCAGCACCAAAATTGTCGTTGTACTGTTGTAGATCTAAATAAGCTACTGCTTCTTTATTTTGTAATAATTCAATAATATCTTTCTTTTTCATAACCTTTATTTATACTATAATATACGAATTCTATTTTAATACTTTTAGTCCTCTAATTCTTCTATAAATTTAGTTTTAGTAAGTATTTCTGTCCCCCATTCAATTACCTCATCCACTTCATCACCTTCACCACGTTCTTCTCCTTCAATTATTTTTAATTCTGCTTCTTCCTTTGAGTTCGCTTCAACAACATATTGAATAGTTTTTGTTGCTTTTACTTTTGTAGTAATTCTAAATACTTTCATAACTTTTCTTTTTTTATTTATACTATAATATACGAAAGAGCTTCTGTTAAAGCTCTTCCTTTATTTCTTTAATATAATCTCTAATTTCCACTGCATTTTCGTAATCTTCTACATCTGGTAGTAATGAGTATTCTAGCATATCATTTAACAATGCTACAAAGTCTCCATTATGTTTATATTCAAGTTGATTTTGTAGAAATTGTTTTTGTTCCCAAGGAATATTTGAGTTGTATATTTCCGGGTGCATTTTACCTTTCCATAATAATTTAACTGCTTCATCCATATTAAATCCCTTCCTCTATTGCTACTTTTAAATCAACTACTGGTCCACCATCCGAAACTAGCCAAATACCATCTTTAGTAAAGCAATAAATAAATTCCTCACATGATTGATAGATACAATTAAATAAGTTAGGAACACTTTGATTTATTTGTTGATCAAATTCTTCATCTCTATCACGGTGATATGCAACTACAACACCCTTTTCAGGTTGAGCAAAGCTATGTTCACCTGTTGGATTTACATTTTCTGCTATGTATGAAATACTCCCTAATGCTATTAATTGTTCTACTTTTGAACGATTAGTGTAGTGTTTCTGTAATACTGCTCCAACACCATCTATCATACCATCAAAATGGCAATAAATTGATGTAGTTGTTCCGTCTTGGTTTTCAATTCCTATTCTACTTCTTGTTGACATAATTTTTCTTTTTTTATTTATACTGTAATATACGAAAATTAATCTTCTAATTCAATTCCCTGTTCACTTAAAAATTCAACATACGACATCATATCTTCCGGATGTGCTGTGGATTGATATTTTTCCCATGCTTCTCTTAATTCTTTTTCTGTCATTGTTTTTTATTTTACTATGTTTATAGCTTGTTCAATTTTATCAAATAATAGTTTTAACTCATCAATATCATTAATAGCCCATTGTTCTGTTTTCAATACAAAAAATGCTCCATCTGTATTTGAAATACCTAAATCTGATGTACATTCAACTGTAAGTAACTCTATTCCACCCATATCAGTTGAATTACAATTCTCTTCTTGAGTGAACTCAAATGTAACTTTTTCTAATTTAACTTCTGACATAATTTCTTTCTTTATTTATACTATAATATACGAAATTTCTTTTATATTTTCTATTCCCTATCTTCAACTGTAAATCCAGCTCCATCCACTTTAGGCCCATTATCAATTACTGTTTCAAATTTAATTTTTCCATTTAAAAAACGACTAACTGTTAAAGTCTCTATATTTGTATCGTTTTCGCAATTCGTTTTCAATTCAATAAATTGTTTTTTATTTGATAACGAACCTCCTAAATACCCAACTCCATCATATGATTTTATTCTATATGACCCGTATGGTTTTTTCAATTCAGTAATTTTCCAATCTTTATCAGTTAATAGATCCAATCTTTTTTCTCTATTTTTAATTGTTGCTGAGTAATGGTATCCACAGTTACCGCAGTTTACATACTCTTCTCCCGTTTTGTAATAAAAGTCATCCATTGCCTCTAATTTACAATTCGGGCATTCAATATAATCTAATACACTTCCCATTTTATTTAATTTAAATTTATTTCTATTCCTAAATTGAGCAAGAATAATGTCATATACATTTCAAATCTTGCCATTTCGATTTCCTCTACTTGTTGTTTAGCTGATTTTCTCATTGTAGTCCTTCAATAAAAAATGATAAAATTCTTTCATCGTCATCCTCTAAAATAGTATCAGTTAGCGCTTCAAATACTAGTGATAGTGTTGAGGCACGATCGATTTTTCCTATTAATCTAAAATGTACTTCCTTAAAATCTTTAAATGATTTTACTTCACTTTCAACATCATCTATATTATTACATCCCCTAATATGATCCAATGAATAAAATTCTGCTTGTGAATATTCCATTTCAAAATATTCTATTAATTCCTGTTTACCTTTTTCAAAATCAAATTTCATAACTTTTTCTTTTTTTATTTCATCTAATATACGAACTTTTTCTAAATTTTCTCGTTCCTCAATTAAATATTTTATTTCATCTATTGGCTGAGACATAATCAATTGACGTAGCATTTGATCTTCCATTCCAATACTCTCTAGTAATTGTTGTGTTGTTTCTCCATCAATACAACTATTTCCTTCTCCACAATTACATTCACATTCTCTATTTAGATTCTTTATGTCAGGGTACATTTCTGTAAGATAACCTTTTTCCATTACAACATTGAATTCCTCTATACTATTTTTTATTTGCTGTTCAGTTAAACCATTGTATCTATTACTATAAGTTTTATATCCAATTAAAAACTCAATTGTACCTAAATTAATAAAATCAGGTATGTGTTTTTTAACTTCCCATACACCATATTTTGGATTAGATAAAAATCCGGTTCGTTTCAAATAGGCCTTGTATGTGTGTGTTCTATAATTTGGATTATTATTCCATCTTTTCCACTGTGTTGAATCTTCTTGATTACCTACACTTGCAATTAATTCTTTTGTTGTAAATGTTTCACCTCTTGGTGTGTCATTGATAAACGTTTTTACTGCTTGAAATAAATTCTTTTTTTTCATAACTTTTTTTCTTTTTATACGATTAATATACGAAAGCTTTTTTAAATTTCTTTGTCCTTATTTAATTCATTTAAAATAGCAATTTCAATGGTTTGAACTCCTTTAAATACACCATTTAACAAATAAATGTTTGGGTGGAATTCATCTACTAATTCATTTAACTTTTTTAAAAATGCTTTTAATTGTTCTTGATTGTTTTCTTCGAATTCTGTCATGGCTTTATTTTTTATTTAAAAATTCATTGATACATTCTAATTCCGATTCTTCCAGATTATTAAATGTACTATTTCGAAATTCATCATACAGTTTAAGTGCTTTGTCCCACAAAACATCTAATTCTCTATTGTTTTGTTCTAATTGAGCAGCAATACAAAATACTCCATAATTGTTGTTTGATAATCTATTTTCTTTCATAACTTTCCTTTTTATTTATACTACAATATACGAAAGCTCTCTTAATTGAGAGCTTCCTGTTTTGAAAATCTATTTAACAATTCCTCTGAATTTAATTTTACAAATTCAGCATCGTGGTTTCTGAACATATATTCTTTATTATTGTATGTGTCTAATCTAAATTGAACATAACTACCTGATTCAAATTTAACTTCAATAACTTCAAACGAGCCGCTATATTTTGTCCAATCACTTTTAACTGTTACTATAGCATTTGGATATAGTTTTGTATATTTTTCAACTACAATTTGTTTTAAATTTGTTTTATTTTGAAAATCCTTTAACGCATCTTTTTGACATTCATTGTATTGATTAAGTTTTTCAAGTAATGTTTTAGGTTTAATATAACGAGATTGACCTTGAACTGTATAGCATTGAACTTTATCTTTATCAATATTAATATTAAATGTAGCCTTTATTAATTCATTATTTGAAAACCTTAAACCCTTCAACACAACATCACCTGAATGAAATTCAGCTGTAACCTCTGTTTCAAACTGATTATTTCCCCATCCAATTCCAACAGTACTTGTTTCTAAAGATGATTTGAATGTGTTTTCAAAATCAATTCCCTTTTTAAAACCTGCTTCAACAAGTAACTGTTCAAGTTGTTGTACTTTATTTCTTTGAAAATTAGCACTTTTGTTTACGTTATCAATATATCGATCAACTTGACTTTGTTGTTCGGTAGTTAATACAATACCTGCAAATAAATCCAATTGATTCGGATCTTTAAAATTTTCTGTGTTTTTCATAACCTTTATTTTTCTTATTTATACTATAATATACGAATTCTCTTTCAATAATCCTTGTCCTTCACTAAAGTTTACTTAAAGTAAATATCATTTCAGCCACTTCCCCAGGTGTACATCTTGGCATAACGTCGTGATCTTGCTCTAGTGTGATCCATTTTTCATTTTGAAATAACATCCAATCACCCTTACTATCCCAAGCTGCTACCTCCGCTGTTGTTTCTCCTTGATCGGAATATGTTCCTTTTCCAAATACAACAGAAATAGTATTTCCATTGCCAAATTCCATTGAAAATCTTTCTATTTCAAATTCTTTATCATTTTCTGCGTTAAATGCTTTCATCTTCTTCAAATTTCATTGTTGCTACCATGTGATCAAGTAAATACTCTATTTTACCAGCACAATAATTATATTTTGGATAAACATCGTTTTCCACCATTTCAAAATAACATCGATCGTCTTTAATATAAATGAATTTTCCTCTCATTGTAGAAAAGCAATTACTATTTGCTATACGTCCAATTAGTTCATTTATATTTTTGTGTATTTTGACTCTCGGTGTTACGTTATTCATTTTTTTAAGTAAAAAATTAATCCAATTAATACTGCAATTCCACCTATTAAAATAATGGATGCAATTGGAATCCATAATGGGGCTGTTACCCACCACCACGACCAACTAATGTTGTTTGTTAATTTTAATACTAAAAATATCAAAAATAAAATTGTACCTAATTCTAAACTTTTATCGTTTTTCATTTTTCCTTTTTATACTATAATATACGAAATTTCTTTTGCTTCAACTATTCCTTTATTTAAAAAACCCACCCAACTCGCATCAGGTGGGGTAAAAGAACTGGTTATGAAGCAGTTGTGTAGTCAGGACAGGATTCGAACCTGCATCTCCTAATTAAGCGTTAGGTACTTTTCCATTTAAGTACACCTGACTAGCAAGTAGATAAAGCGCCTGATCCATGTACCACTGTAGGCGCTTTTAGTTTATTTGGTTTCACTTCATGGTCATCTACTTTTGTGTTGCTTAGGCCGCAACTGTATATTCAGCGGCCATTGCAAATAATTTTTGGTTAATTTCCATATCTTGTTTGAAATTCTTCACTTTACGTGCTTTTCTTGATTTAGCACCTGTTATGTATGTGAAATCACCATCTAATATTTTTTCTTGTATTACGTTAAATACTGACCATAAATCGCTTCCTTTATCTTCAGGTCGTGTTGGCTCTAGTAATTTATCAATATCAATTTTAAATGCTTCAACTTGCTCCTCTGTGAAACGTGTTGATAATGCTTTTTTAGCAAGCGCTTTGGTTTGATCTTCGTTTAATTCAATTGCTTTCATTCTATTCATTGATTCAACAGTTAATGGTAACAATTCAACCATCTCTTTGATTTGACCTTGCAATTCTTCAAACGTGTATCCCATGTGACGCATTTTAACATCATTGAATTGCTCAGTTGAAATAACTAAACCATTTTCACATACCATTCGGAACAAACCTGCTGTAAATGTAAATGCATTTTTTCCATCGTTGGAATTTGTTAATAGAATTTGTGGAAAAACTGTATCTCCGTCTGCTCCATTAATTACTACATCATTATTACGAAATACTACTAGGTGTTTTTGGAAACCACGTGTTTCCTCTTTACGTGCTTTAACTTGTTTAGCATCTACTACATTCCAACCTAATTTTGCCATATCCTCAATTACTTTAAACGTTGGAATGTGCGTAAACTTGTCGGACACCGTAGGTGCTGCTGTTGTTGAGAAGATTGATGAAGCGCGTTGCTTAATTTCTTCTGTACTTAAAAACTCTTGATTGCTTAAATCTAACATAACTTTTTCTTTTTTTAATTTATAACTTATTTATCCTTTTTCTTATACTATAATATACGAAAACTTTTTTAAATCTCCTAATTTCCTGTACATTACTTTTAAAAGTAATTTACCGGTAGAATTTGCTATCGTCTATTTCTACTTCTATTTCATCGTCATTTGAGTAGTAATCATCTACAATTTCACCCTCTTCTTCTTCGTCTTTAGGTCCTCTATATTCAGGTAATAGTCCAATGTTTTCTACAATCCACCAAGTTCTATCTTTGTATAGATCAATTGGAACACCTTCTACTTCAGTTACCCCGTTTAATGTTAGTTGGGCTAAATGAGAAATTAAATCACAGGTTAAACCATCCATTTCTACTATATCAAAATCACCCGATTTAAACTTCGTTTTGATATTCATAAACTTTTTCTCAATCACATTTTTCTCTTTCTTAGCCATAACCTTTTTTATTTATTTATTTATTTAATTAATTTCTCTTTAAGTCCTCTTAATAATCCTTTTTTGTATGCAACATAATCTTTTTCATATTTATATGGCCAAGCAATTAAGTAAGTATTTCTTTCACTTTTTGGATAAGAAAATAAATCTTTTTTTAATTTCTTTTTAGTCTTTCGTGGTAATCTAAATTTGATTTTTATTATTCTTTGATTCATTTGTATTTTTTCAAATAATCTCTAATTTCTGCTGCTAATTCATATTCTTCATCACCCACAGCATGTTCCATCATACTTTCTAGCAATAAATTCCAATCACTGTTGAATTCATCCTCCAATAGATGTTGGATGAATTCTTTAGTTTCCTGTGGTAATCGGCTTTCTTGTATAACTGGATGTAAATTCATATTTCTCTTTTTATATACTTCAATATACGAAAACTTTTTTACATAAAATATTCCTTAAGCAAATGTTTCAGCTAATGCAAACAGTTGTTGATTCAATCTGATATCTTCCTTCATGTTTGTAATATCATGTGTTAGGTTTTCTTGTATACGGTTAAATACAGTCCATAAGTCATTGCTTTCATCCTCTACTCTACTAACTGCAAATAAATCATCAATGTTTATTTCATCTAAATTATCATATCTTAAACTAGCTGCGTTGCGAGCTAATTTTCGCATATCTTCAATTGATAATCCTGTATGTTTCATTTCATTTACATCAGTTAACAATTTACTTGCTCTAACATTCATTGATGCAACTAAACGATCTAAATCTCTATAATTAATTTCAGTATGTTTAATTTTATTTTGTTCAAATCCATCAAATGTAATTGCTCCATTGCTACATACTAAACGATACGTTCCTAAATCCATTTGTAGTGGAGATGATCCGTTACAACTATTTGATAGTGTAATTGAAGTAAATGCTTCGTTTTTACCTTGACTGTTTTGTATTGCAAAATCAGGATGTTGTAGTTGAATAAAGTTATTTGATATTTTCCTATTTTTTCCTCTTTGTTCAGCAACGCCTTTTAAATGCCATCCACTATCTTGTAATTTTGTAATTACATCTAGTGTTGGAATATAAAATTCCTTTTGTTTAATTTTTTGAACATTAATAACATTGTTTTGATCAAGCGAATTAGCAAATGCAATTGCTTTGTTTAAGTCGTTATCGACTGGAATAAATTTGTATTTCATAGTTTTCCTTTTTTTATTTAATTGAATATACGAAAGGGAGATTGCTCTCCCTATTCCTTGATTAATCTTCTTTTTCTAGTTCAAACGAGTAATGTACTCCTTCCTTATATATTGAAAAAAACACTTTAAAATCCTTGTCGCAATCACGATTCTTTTCAAAGTGCAATGAACGCTCTAATCCATCTTTACTACGTTCAACTTTGCAAAATGCTTCCATCATGTGTTTCAATCGGTTTGATCCTGCAAATTCATCTGATTTAGTCATTTGTTGTATATTGATGAACGATGTGTAATATCCTTGTGCGTTACCGCCTTTTTTCGTTTCATCTTGTAACTTCAAAAACCACGATTCAGCTTGTTTTGATGTTCCTCCGTTTTGATCTTTATACATATCTAAAATTTCTGCAATTGAATCAATTCCTATTACATCGTATCCTAAATTAAATACATGTTCAACTGTTTCTTTGATATCATCCATATGATCTTTTAAAAACAATGTTTGAATACAACCAAATGAAGGCATTCTTCGACAGTATTTGTAATGGCCTATTTGATCCATTTCGCCTTGTACTAACAAACATTTTAAACCTTGCATTGTAAATTTAGATAACATATCTAACACTAACGTTGATTTACCTGAACCTGGCCCTCCTGCAATCATTATGCTTATACCTGGCATCAATCCACCATCAGTAGATAGGATTAAATCAATTTCAGTATTCGTTTTTAAAGGAACAAACAATGATTCATTAAATGCTAAATCATTACCTCTAAGTAATTTTACTTTAGTTGAATCAAATGATACAATTTCAACTTGTTTTTTTGGACGTCCTCTGCGCTCTGTTTTCATTTCTCTTTTTTGAATTTTCATAACTTTTTTTCTTTTTTTAATTTATACTTTAATATACGAAATCTTTTTTTAATCTCTTATTCCTTCATTTAAAAAATCATTGCTAATGCTATGAATATAACTATAACCGAAAGCAATCTACCAACTCCTATATGTCTAGTATCTGGTTCACGTAACTCTTCAAACATTTTCCGTAGGTATTCTAAAGCGTTGTAAAGAAACCCAATAAATAATAACACGATCACGAATAAAAACCAAAACATATCTTTCTTTTTTAAATTTATACTATAATATACGAATTCCTTTTCAAATCTCTTATTCCCTCTATAAAAGTATTTTTTCTAATTTAAATAAAGTCCCTCGTTGGATTGTTTTTAGCTGTTCATCTCTTTCAATGGATCTAGCTTCATTAAAGTCATCAGTAAATTGGGGGTAACCACCTTTTAAACCACAGTAAACCTGAGCGTGTTCATTTAATATAATGAATTCTGGATCAGGTTTGCTTCTTAATTTTTTATTTAATATTGATTTCATTCCCTTTTATTTAATGGGAATATACGAAAGATATTTTAAGAAATCTAGTCCTTAAAATCTTGCAAAAGCGTCAACTTGAATTACACCACCATCTTGTTCACCACGAGATGTTAACATTTTATCTGTAGGTTTAACTTCAACTAAAACTCCATTAATTTTAAATGAACCACCTTGTTTAAGTAGTTTTTTAAATAGAATTTCATGGCTTTCCTTCCATTCTTCACTTGCTTTAATGATAGTAGCTTTATCTACTTCTATGTTATCAAATTTAATTGTAATTCCTTTTCGGATTGATTGTGGTGATATCATATTTTTTTACTTAATTCTGTATATTTAAAACTTTTTATAATAAACTCTGATGAGCCAAAATTGCCAATATCTTCTCTAATGTGATTATTTATTATAATATTCATTTTAGTATCTTTAAGGTTACTTAGTATTGCTTTATCCTTAATAATTCTAACCACTCTTCCATTGTAATAAAAAACAATTTGATTTTCTTCCCATAAACATCCATATTTGATAAAATTTTTCTGTGGATTTTTAAATCCAAACCAATGTGTTTTACCTCCAACTGATCCTTTTTTATCTTTTGTTTCGTAATGATAGTTTGTTTGAACATTCCAAAAACCAAGCAATGAATCTAAATATAATTTAAAATAAGATGGTCTTTTTATAGAACTATAAGCTTCTAAAATATCTATTTCTGGTGGCCAAGTATCGAATGACCACATCCAAAAAGCAGGCCATAAATTTCTACCTGTTGGTAATTTTGCTTCTATTTCAAAGTAGCCATACCCAAATTTAGTTGTATTAGAAACTAACCCAACACCATAATTACTTGTAATTTTCTTGTTGTTAACTGTAAATTCTTTAGGGTTGTAATGAGTTTTTAAGATTAAATCTTCACCTCTAACCTCTACAGCACTTGGATCATACCAATTGTATGTCTTATCAGGGTGAATATTTCCCCATCTCTCTTGGGTTATCCAATTATACCCTGACCATTCTATTTTATTTTCCATATTTTTTAATTTTCCTCTATTAATTCAGCTTCTTTTATTGTTTCACAAAACAGAAAATGTGTTTGATTGTTCAACACGTGATCACATTTTAACCAATTCATATACATTTGAACATACTCCATATTGGGGTGGTCTCCAAATGTTTTTGCAAAATGATTAACAGGTTTTTGCCCTACAATAATGTAGGCATTTTCTCCATGCATGTATACTGGTTTCATTTTATTTTGTATAGATTTTTATATTTTTCAATGTACGATTCTCCCATTCCCATATCAATTATTTCAAAATTATCGGGCAAAAGAGGTTTACGTTTAGATGGACTTAATATAGCATCTATTCCATCTTCTGTTGTCAGCATGTAATATTTTTTTCCAGTAGGTTTTTTATAAACAACTACTGTTACTATTTTCTTTTCAGGTGGTCTTCCTTTAGTATCGTAAAACATATTGTTTTAAATTTTATGAAAACATTAAATATCCTAACGTAATTCCCGCTAGTAAATGTAAAATTGAGTAATATATTGTTTTATCCATTGATAATTTCGTTTAGTCGTTTAATTTCTGCTATCACATCATCTCCCAATTCAATTTTGGACATCATGGTTAGATCTACTACTTGAGAGTACAATACTTTGATTAACTCGTCTTTGGCTTGTTCTTTATTCATATTTTTTATTAATTCTTTACGTTTTTCAGGATGTCTCCACTTCCCATAATTATACCATTTATTCATAACTATTTAATCTTCTAAGTTTAAATTAGATCTATTTAATACCTCTCTGATAGAATCTCTTAGTGATTCAGCCATGTTTTGTTCTTCTCCTGTAGCTTCTCTTCCATCAAAAGTGCCATACTTTGTTACACTTCGAAGCTCTTGGTCTAAGTCCCACATAGCTACTTTCCATTTATATCCATCTAATGCCATTCTTGCATCATCTTGCTCTTCAAAAGAGTCAAACTCTAATATTATTTTTCCCATATGTGTTAATTATTTTTTAGTTTCCACAATTCGTAATTACTATTTTGTGTCTTAAATTTAATATAATCATCTTGCTCCTCCACAATTTCTGTTATTGGAGTTGTTTGCCAAGTAAAGAATTGGTTAAATGGTGACATAATTAATGAACGATCAATAGCTGGTTCATCATATTTTGCTTTAAAGGTGCCATTTTCATTAAACTCAATCCAAATTACATCTACTGAATGTTTGATTAACCCATCTCTCTTTCTAACGAGCTTCCAATTAGGTTTACCTTGGGTTAGTAGCTCTGCTAAATCTTCTAGTTGATCTATGTGTAGATTATCACTAGTATCTAATGTTACTGGTATTTTATCTTGATTTATTTTTATAGCCATTTTATTTCATTTGTTGCTTGATCCCATTCAAAATAAAATGGTTTATTTGTATAATTGTATCGCTCGTTTAAAACAGAAGCATTGAAAAAATGTGTATGTCCATTAAAGTAATATCCATTTGCTCCATGTATATGACCAAACACATGAATTTTTGGTTTAAGTTCATCTACTCGAGGACGTAACATTTCACATCCAACTCGTATATTCTGTCCACCTGGTATATCTTGGTAGCCAAATGGAGGTCCATGTGTGATTAAGATATCTGTGTTAGTTGGGATAGCATCCCACTTTGATTTAATTTCTTCACTATTGCGTGGTAAATTGAAAGCCCAATTATAGAATGCAGGTTGCCAAGGTGAACCATATATGTGAACATTGTCTTCCGGAAAATCTCCATTGTGTCCGTCATAGTATAGTGTTAAATCGTCATCTTGCAAATATTCAATGGTTTTATATCCTGTTAAGATGCCTTGAGCCCATTCAGGATCATTTTCCATTATTCGGTCATGATTGCCTGCAATTAATATTTTTGTATCGTAATTGTCTATTGCATCAAACCAATCAAAAAATTCAGTTGCCTCTGTTTTAACATAACCTGAGTTCATGAAATCACCTGCATGGATTAATATCTCACCTCCAGGTAGATCTCCATCCAATTGCTTATGCTTTGAATGTGTATCAGAGATTAATGTAATTTTCATTGATTTTTCCTTTTTTATAATGGAATATACGAAAAAAAATTTTAAAAGCCAAATAAAAGTACAAGAGTTTTTAACGGTTAGTTTATCCTTTAATTAATTCTTTTGATCCCACAAGGGAACCTTGTAATACTACCTTATCGATTCGAGAATCAATATAGGATTTTGTTTGATCAATTTCTCGATGAATTTCATCTTCTATTTTGTGATGTTCTTGATCAATTTGTTGAACTTGATTCATTATTGTTTTTTCAACCATATTGATATCGCGATGAGTATCTTCAAGTAATCGACGAAGATATTCGTCATTGCGACTCATATTTTCATATACAATATCAAATTGTTTTTGATGTTCACTTATTTTTTTTTCTAATTTGCTTATCTTAACCATACCTACAACTAGAGTTATTAATAATAATACTGCTGCAATCGTAAGCATACCTAAAACATATGATGTTATTTCTATCATGTTTTTAAATTTTTATATGTCAAAGAACTCTTGTACTTGCACGCCTGAGTGGATTCGAACCACTAACACGACGTATGTGCGTGTAACTGGAATCGAACCAATAACCTTCCGCGTATCAGGCGGATGCTCTAACCAATTGAGCTATACACGCATAGTTGAACTTGTAAAACCCACCTTGCGGCAAGGAAACTCGGTTCAATG